ATCGATCTCGGTAGGCGCCTGAACCGTGTCTCTAAATTGAGCCGCGCTCTGTGGTGCTTGTAGCGCTGCGCCTTCCAGTGCTCCCTGGGCTAATCCTTGGGTTATGCTTGGCGCGGTTCCTCCCGAACTAATTCTACTCGTAAGGGCATTACCCGCAATCGAGATTGGATCGTAGTTTCTGAGGAGTCTTGGGTCTTGTCCAGATTCCGCCAGGTCCATGGCCTGTCCGGCGATTTCTCCCGTGGCTCCTAAAATTAGTCCTGGAAGCGTAAGCTGTGGCGCGAGTGCCGAAGCGATCATGCCGCCTGAGCGAACGGCTAGATTTCCCGCACGGTTAAATCCGGGCTGAATTGTATTCAGTGCACCACCAATATCTGCATTGGATACCTGATTCATTAGCTGCGTGGAGATATCTCCAGCCGTCTGTTCACGCTGCGGAGCTTGGCCTACGCGCTGAAACGAATTTTCGCCCGTCTTTACGATCGCACCTAGATCTCGGTCTTGGAACGCTTGGCCTACTGGAGCTGCCCTAAACTGTGCGGTAAACTGCGCCGCTTCAGATCCACCTTGGCCGGTAAGTCCTCCCAGGATATCGTAAGGCCGTTCACGAGCAATCGGGCTAGCCTGAGATAAACTTAAAGTCTGTCCTCCTGCCGCTCGCGCGTCACGTAGGTTTAGGTTTGCTCCGATGTTTGGGACTTGCGCCGAATAGGCAGCATTGGCCGCGCTAGCCATTCCCGCACCACTAGCCGGTCTAAGGCTTAGGAACGCAGCCTCTACATCCGCTTGGGTTGGCGGGTGATCACCATCCATTTCGATGGTAGATCCAGTAACCGAATCTGTTACTTCGTAAGTTGGCATTACTTCTGCCTAACGGTAAATCTACCAGATTGTACGCCGTTTGATGGAGCCACAGCTGGCTGTGTAAAGTATTGGCTCAACTCATCGACTGATGGCACGTCAGGAGGGCCAGGGTTGGGTGATGCAGGGCCTACAGGAATAACCGGTAGCGTGGTTAATGGCTGGTCTGTGGCCGGAGCAGACGAGAAAGGATTGTGGTTATTTATCCAGTTTCTTATCCCGCCTGTTTGCGCGGGTGTAGTCGTAGTGGTTCCTCCAGCAGCTGCCTTGGCTCTAGCCGCCGCTATTTGTGCAGCGATCTCTGCATTCAAAGGATCAATTGTGCGATTTGGGTCTTGGCCTGTGCGAATTACGTTACCCTCATTGCCCGTTTTCGTATCAACATTATGAACCACCACTTCTCCGCCATCTAAGGTCGTGAACTGATTATAATGTGGAGAAAGTAATCGGCGGTTAGAAACGTCAATCTTGGCATTGCCTTGATTAAACTGATCTTGGATTCTTTGGGCATCTTGAAGCTGGCGGGCCTTACTTGTATCTGAGTTTGCTCTACGAATTTCGTTAAGCGATTTAGCTGCTTCCGCAGCCGCAGCCCTCGATTCAATAAGAGAATTGTTTAACGACCCTTGGTCCGCCGTAACAAGCGGCTTAGACATCGAAGTGTATGGCGTTCTAGTCTGAGTCGTAGGATCATACTCAATGCCCGTGTCTTGAATTACTTGGTGGATTCTTCCTGTAGGCTGGCCGTCTGCGCCTATCTCGGGGACACCAACAATAGATTCTCCCTGCTTGTACCTGATCGGCAAAGACGCCTTACCCATTTCAATCCTAGCTAGTGCGTTCCGGTATGGAGCTTGCGCCTGAGATAGTTCTGTATCAGCTTGGATCTGTGCAAGTCTAGCCCGCGCCGCGTCCTGCTCAATCGGAGCTAAGATAGCTTTATTCCTCGTATTCTGAATGGCGTTAATCGCGCCAATCCCCGAGTTAAACCCAGCGATAGCTTCTCCTGGTCCGCGCCCAGCCAATTGCGCTCCATCCGAGAACTGAATATTTGGCATCACTTGGACGCCGAAGCCTGAGGTCGAAGGCATATTTATTTAAAGTTTAGTGCTAAAATCAAACGCCCCGCCAGAGCCAGCATTGGTGTTGAACGTATTAGCCGGGATAGCCGTATTGCTCGGAGTGTTTAGCGTGGAGTTGAATGGCTGAGCGGTTGGGTTGTAATATGGCGTTACCGTAGAATTATTTTTATTGTTACTTGCAATAGCTCCAGCGCCTATGCCCCCAAGCTGGCCCAAGAGCTGAGCGTAATTATTCCCAGCCTGAGCATTGATCTGCCCCTGCTGCTGGATTGAACCCGCAGCCAAGTTAGAGTTACCAACGCTCAAGTTAGCCACAGCGCTTGGGTCCAATCCTACGACCGGTGACTGAATGCTCTGCCCAAACTGCGCTGCACTCAGATACTTTGCAAAGTCACCCGCACTCAAAGCCTGTAACGCCTGCGCCTGCTGCAACGCTTGATTCTGCGCAAACTGACTCTGACCAATCTGCTGCTGGTTATTATTCAGGTTGAAGTTACCGAGCGCTTGACCCGTACTAGCCGCGCTATTGATCTGGTTAAGTAGGTTCTGCTGGCTTTGCTGACCAAGCTGAAGGCTGGTTAAGCCAAGATCCCGCGCCGTCAAATCGCGGCCCAACTGCAATGATCCTGGAGCTACATTTCCTGCATTAGCTAGCGCATTTCGCGTTGCCAAGTTACTCATCTCAGTCGAGAGTCTTGCTGTAGGAAGAGTGTTACCTGAAGCGAGATTAGCCTGTGCCGCGTTTGCCGCAGCCTGTAAGCCTGATGGCGTAGCTGCCGTAAGATTCGCGGCAGGATTATTCGCCTGGTTCATTAGGATCTGTCCTGCTTGCTGGTTGTACGGATTAGGTCCAAGTGCGGACAACAAATCCTGTACCGAATTCGTTCTAAGATTCGACACCTCAGGCGTGTACTGTTGCTCTAGTGCCCGTGAAGTCTTGTAGTTGGATAACGCCTGATCCGTAGCCTTTTGGCCAACCGCATTGATATCCACTTTTCCTGCTTGTAAAGCAGCGTTAGCCGCTCCTTGCGCCGCCTTCTTTGACTGATTGGCGGATACACCACCTGCGACTATTCCTGCAACCCCTACGGCGGCCGCTACCCATGTGCAATAAGACTGATCGGTATGTTTGTGTGCCCGGCACTCTCTTCGAAATCTTGGGCTCTCATGTTCTGGGATAAGCCCATGAATATGGTTATAGATCATTTTATTCCTAAAAGTTGTTGGGCCTGCTTGGTCTCAAGACCGGTGTGCGCGTTTACGTGCGGCTCAATTATCTCGGCCTCTACTTCTTCAACGGTGGTTTTGGTTGTTGGATGGTAGGTGATCCAAACACAATCTTCGTGGATATAGAGAATCCTTCGCGTGTTCGGGTATGTCGTTCCGTTGTGTGGCGAAGAAAGTTCAATTACTCCATCACGCTCGGTCCAAACCGAAACCCGTCCCTTTGCAATAACGAAGGGATGTTCTGTCCGATGAATCTTCGAGGTAAGCAGTGTTCCAGCGGGCATGAATATTTCGCGGCAATAAAGCCCGGGCGTGAATTTATGCTTAACTGCAAGCTCTCTTTGCGGTAAAGAAAACAGCTTGGCCTCGATGGCATCAATTTGGATGCGCGGCTCAAGCGTGTCTATCTCTGGCGGAACTTCAGCTATGATTTGAGTGATCATGCGCTTCTGACCATCAGGCCACTGAACTGTGCACCGGCTGGACCACCACCGCCGACCAAGATTCCAGATGGCGCACTTACGGTTATCGTATAGTCAAGGGTAATGTAAACCTGATCGCCGATGTTCATGAGAACTGGGCCGACCGTTACGGCCTGAGATGTAGCGGCAGCTGGATTGACTTGAGACTGTAGCGCGTTACCAGCTAGCCCTACGCCAGCATTTTTAAGGATATTGCAAATCGTGCCAAGATCGGTTGTGTTTGAGTCATCTGCACTAACCTGAAGGATGACGTTGAATATGTAGTAGCCGTTGGCTGGGCAGGTATATTTGTTGCCAGAGAAGCAGCTATCTGGATCTGCCGCGACTACGTTGAAAATAGGAACAATCGTGCCGCTGTCAGAAACTGCAATCGCTTGATGCTGGGATGATCCCATGACGACCTGAAACGCGCCTTTACCAAACGCTACGCCCTGAACAGCGGTGGCGATCGCCGTGTTCATCTGTGAAGTCGTAGAGTACGGCAATAGCGCAGCAGCAATCTTATTGTCGATTATCGTATTGGCATCAACAGTCTTGGTGTAGAGCGCAAACGTGTCTTCGTAGACGTCGTGCCACGCGCCGCTAGAGAAATATTGAATCGACTGCGCTTTCCCTGAACCATCTAGACTACCCCAAAATGTGTAAAAATTGTGATCGGGAGCGCCGTTCTGAAAGATATACATTAGGCTCTGACTCTCGATTACCTGAGGAACGTAAGCTGCCGTTGGCGTATCGAACACGTACCAGGTCAATCCATTCTTAAGCCAAGGGCCTACGTTTGAGGTTGGCGCAGTTGGTCCCGAAACGAAGAATGAGATCGTCGTTGGAGATTCAATCGACATACGCGCCACAAGCGCATCCGCAAACTCCTGCGGTGTGTAGTCCGCATTTGTAGGAAACGGGGAAACTCGAAAGGCGACTGGAATTAAACTGCTCAAGATTTAGTCCTCAAGGATTTGAAAGCACACGTTGAACTTCAATCGTTACGTTCACATCCAAAGTGTGCAAATTGTCTTTTGTTTGTGCCTCGTCGAACACAAAAACGAAAACAGTATTACCTGATGAAGTAAGCTCAATTCCTCGAAAATCAGTCCTATTCCCATCGCCCACTCCAAAATGGAAAACCCAATCTCTATTAAATGTCCCCGCTGAATAGCTTGCCCTAGCTATTGTTGAAGATGCAGATGTAGTTCCAGCAGAATAATTGTTACCAAATGTAGGCAATGTGGTTCCTGTTGCAATACGTAATGCGCTATTACCTCCGCCAATAAATGATGCATCCCCTATTTCATAGGCAGATGCAGAATTAACCGAAGATCCTCCGGAAGTATTAACCGTACCTAAAACAGTAACTGAAAAAGGATTTCCAAGATTGTAATTTCCGGTAAGTAGCGTAGACGGCGCGACGGGCCAACCAGTAATAGCGTAGGATCCCGACGAGTTAGTACTCGGAACGGTTACTGTTAGCGTGTAGACGACTCGAAGGGATTGCCCGGTTAGCACCGTAACGGTGCCGCCACTAATAAGTGTCCTAGAAAAAAGATTAGATCCAGAAGACGTAGTATAAGACCATCCAAGTTCCGAATAATTAATGTTAGAACCCTCTGCCGAGAAATCATAAGTTCTCAGCATAGACTGAGACGAAGACGTGTTACTTGTACCACAATTTCCAGATCCAGTAAGATAACTGTTACTGCGCTTTACTTCAGTATCAAGTCCGGTTTGATTTACTGCGTAAACACAGAATAATGTGGGCGATGCAATCGCAAGAGAAGCGCTTAGCGTGGCATGGGTTGCGTCTACAAATGTAATATACCGCTGCTCGCCCGTGTCGAAGTTGATTAATTGCCCCGTCATTCCAGATGTGAAAAAAGAACCGCTACTCGTAACGGTCGTACTCGCTGCTGTCGCAGTAACTGCGCCCGAATCTGTAAATGTAGGAGTAGTTCCTGTTCCAACCACACATGCTGTGAATGCATTGCACCACGCAAGGCTAGTCATTATGCTATTTAGGCCCTGGTCTAATATGAGATTATGACCCTCAATTGGACCGCCAACCATCACTCGCTGATCTCGGTTAGAATCAAGTAAACCACGATTTTCTTCCACTAATTTACTTAGAAAAACATCGTGGTTTTTCTTTTGCTCATAGGTTAACGAAAGGTACGCCCCTGCGCTTCCATCATAGTCTTCCGAGAGCCCAGCATAACGCCCTGAAAACCGTCTTAGGACAGCTAGGGTAGGGTGCTCAACTACCTGAAGCTTGTAGCGCCCTGCTGCGCCGCTTTTCTGGGCAGGAAGTCGAATAGCCTGAGAATTCATTTTATGTGTAGGAGCCTGTTCCGGGTTTTACTAACAGCGTACCATTTTCGGTATATGAACCACCTGGCACAATTACTTGAGTGTAAACGCCAGTTGACGGCAAGACAGAGACCAAAGAAGTATCGGTGTAAGTTCCACCATCAACTATCGTTAAGAGATAAGACCCTGTACCTGGTAAAACCGCAAGGGAAGAATCATCGGAATAAGAACCAGCAGGAACCACCGTAAGAACGTAATTACCCGTAGACGGACTCAAGGCCAAAGAAGACGCATCGGAATAAGGCCCCGTAGCTATCGTGGTTAGGGTATACACCCCCGACGCCGGAAGCAGAAAAACCGATCCAGTATCCGATGAAATGACTGGAAACGGAGGATAAATCTCGGACCTAGCCAGCCAATAGCGGCCAGCCGCATCGGTAAAATAAAGGTTCTGGTGGCTAGCGTAGGCATCCGTTTTCGTAATTCTGACGGCTTGAGGAGAAGGCGAAAGTTGGGTATGCTCGGTAAGGAAGTTCTCCCGCTGGATTCTGACTTGAATTGCTCCAACCCTAACGTAAAAGCAGGTTAGATCCGTAAGAGCATTATCTGGCTGAAGGACACCGTCAAAATAAAGCTTTGGTGTATCCCCAGCGAAGGTTATGAAGGTTGGTGTTCCGCCAACATAGCGCCTAAGTAGGATGGTCCCGCCCGTTATTTGAAAGGCAAAGCAGGGTCTAGCGTTAGCATCAAACGAGATGGACATGTAGGTGATGTCCTCTTGGTCGATTCCAGTAAATAGGTCTGACGGTACTGGAAGCTGAGTTATGCTCTCCTTCCCGTAGGCGTAGGATCCACCCGACTCGCGCACAAACCACCTTTGAGAATAAGGCTCCGGCTGCGTTATGCCCTCTTCCTCTGGCCCGTCGCAGAAATCACAGGTTGGACACGTCGTCCAATTATGGAGCTCGGAAACATAAGGCTCTATCTCTTCGGCTATGTCTTCGATGGGTAAAAGCCCATAGTATGTCGTTCCAGAATTGGTGTAGAGATTAGAAAGCGAACCAAAATTAGGCGTGTCTGGCAACGGGTCATCGCTGTAGCAGCAAACGAGCTGGGCTATGGCTTCTGCTGTTGCTGCCGCCAAAGCCTTAGCGTTTGCATCAGCCTGCGAGACGAAGCTCTGGTAGGTATTAGCTAGGATCGTTACCGTTACGCTTGGGAACCCAGGAAGATCGCAGTTTGCTGTGTACGTCTGCGGAGTATTTCCGTAAACTAGGACTGCATTGTCTATCGGGAAGGCGATATAGTTAAGTGAAACAACCCTTGGAGAATAGGGAGAAAGCTTTTTGAAAGATGTACTGCTACTGGATTTCAAAAGAGTCCGATCTCCTGATAGACGTAGTTGCGGGCCGCGATTTCGGCGTTACGCATCGCGTCCTCCTGAGTTGTCCAAGATTTACGAGTTGCCGTGTAAGACACCTGTTGATTCGTAACCGTGCTAAGCTGAGTGAACGTAGAGGTAGCGCTGTATTCTGGAATGGGTCTATCCGTGTCAAAGAAGCTCTTAGATCCGCAGCCATCCGGCGTCAGCAAGTTAGGTTGCTCCTCATCATCCTCACAGGTCCCTTGGTAGGGAGTTGTGAATCCGTACGAGAACATTCGATAGGCCGATAATCCTGCGATACCAGACCAAACGATGAGTAGGCCAAACGACTTATCGACCATGCCCTTGAACTCCGATTCAATGCAGTCCTCGTTGCAGAGCGATGGTTGTTCTGGGGTCTGCGTTCGCATGATCCTACCTTGGCTCTTGCTGCTCGCAAACTTCCTTCCCGACGCGCCATACTTAACGCCCGAGTAAACCTGTCCTTTTGTGGCTACGACCTCTTTGGTCATGCATGGCTGAAACGCGCCTTTACTTCCGCCCACAGCCACCATGAACGACGTTTCGCCTACAATCTCCTTGGCTTCAATTTCGGCATAGTTGAAAGTCTTGTAATCCCGATTCTGAAATAGGTGTTGCTTAGTCTGAACAAAGGACGTGATTGCCACGCCGTTGTCAGTCTTATCCGATAGGAACGCCTCCCAAACCCTGAGATTGTTATCATAGTCAACCGATCCAAAGAAAACGCGCTCCTCTGATCCAATGATGCCCCGCGCCCACTCAATTGGTCTCCAGCCCGCCCAGTATCCACACCAAGCATTCTGATTTCCTTCGAACGGAGCTTGGTCTAAAACCCATGTGTGCCTATTGTACTTGTCCCCGTTCGGTACGGATTCAACAAGGTAGTTCTCAATGAAGCATCCACAGACTCCGCTTAGATCGTAGGAAAGATTGAACTTAGAATCAAACATCTGGTTGTCCTGGATGTCGATTCGTGAGCTGACGTTGCTTTGCGTGGCGCTGTTCATACTGATCATGCCCTTAGCGCTCATCCACCAGACTAGCCCGTATTGCTTGACGATGGACCGCGCCGAAACGCATCCTACCTCGGGCAAGATCGTAACCTGGAAATGCTGAGTAGCTAGCCACTGAGTTCTGTCCTGGATAGACGAAAGAAGTAGCGTGCCCGTGCGCTCGGTGAAGCAGACGATGCCCTGGGGAATTCCGTTACTGTCCTCAATTTCTACGATTCCTGTGCACTCGTCTGGTAGATAAAACGCGCGGCCCTCATTGAGGTACTGAGTCTCAGTGAATTTTAGCGGGTTTCCAATATCGGAAGCAAAGATCTGGTTGCCGCGACTTACCCACAGCCGGTTATTCGACCACTTCATCCAAAGCCCCATCGGCGTTTCATCTAGGCCAATCTGAGTTACCAGATTTCCGTCTGAGTCTAGGAGTGTACTCTTGGTTGGATTTAGGTGCCGCGCTACCGTACCGTCCCAATAGGCTGCTCGGGTTAGGCCGTCCTGCATCACGAGCACAGAGTAGGGAACATCCTCGAAAATGAGTACGCCGGCGGCATCGTAGCTAGTCGTTTTCAAGCATGTCTCCCACGCAATGTACTTAGACGTTAAGCTAAACTTTACGCCTTTAAGGAGAGCATACGTGTCAAAAGGATATGCAGAGGTGTAGACGTCTCCGGAAACTACGAAAACTAGATGGCCTACGCCAGATGCGGGCTTGAAAAAAGTGAGCCCCTGAAAATTTCCTCTAGGTAACGTGAAAAGCGTTTTTGTACCTGGTCGCGTTTGAACTATACCGCCGCGCACCGTAACGTTCATTCCGCTAACAAAACAGTTGTCCGAGATTTGAGTCGGGGCAACGTACGAATTCGCGCCCAAGCTTAAATATGCTGAACCATCGACGAGTAATGGAGTGTCCGGCATTTAACTCAGTAAATCAAACGATCGTTTCCGCATTCTACCGGCCAGTCGTTGTACAAAATCTGAGGAGGTTTTATTCCCCCAGGGGTTTGTGATTGAGCCGCGTTGTTAACAAGACGGATCGCTTCTCCTTCAGCATCTCTGGCCTGCTGAAATTGATTATCTTTTCGGAACTTGACCGCTTTTACAGCAAGTAAAAGGGCCTCTTCTTCCTCGATATTTATCCAATCAGAAAGGCTCCTTACCTTAAGGTCCTTTTTCTTGTACTTGATCCGGACCCAGTTTTGGGCCGCGACTCGAAGCCTGCGATAGCTCGGAACTGTCTCCGAAGGCCCATAGTAGCCAATCGAGGTATGGGGCGTACCGTCCGAGTTGATTGCTATGAGCTTAACGAAACCGTTCGTGAGATCCTTTCGGATACGGTAAATCTTATCGATTGTTCCGACTAGGGGATTAGGCTGAGAGTACCCAAAGATCGTAGGGACGAGAAAGCCTTCCTCTAATGCGCCGGTTTTTCCAGCGGTGTAGATTGGCTTGCCGTTGGACGTGGCATAGACTCGAAGCATCTTTCCGTTGTCTGACGCGCTCTCTACCTCAGCGATTAGCTTAACGGGTCCGGATGGATCTCGGTAGGTTACGACTGCACCCAGCTCGTCAGAATAGACGCAAGGCGTGCAGGATTGAGATCCTGGACCATTAGGATGAAACTCAAAAAACTGATTGCGGATAAGCGTAGGCTGGCCTGAGGAGTTAACTTCCAATACCGTACCAACATCCTCCGGCAGCGTAACCGTCCCCTCGCATACACATAAATCTAGCGTGCCTAAGCTTGGGTCAAGTAGGCTCTGGTCGGCTATGACTTTAACCGCATAGGTGATCGCGTTAAATACGGCGGTGCTATCGCATTTTCCAAGCGCATCAGCCGCTTGATCAAAAATCGTATCTACATACATATTCAGTACTCCTCATCCTCATCGTCCGTCTCTTCTTTGTCGTCCTCTTCCTTGAGATTAATCATCTTGTCGGCGGCAGTGTCGAAGTCGTCCTCAAGCTTACCACCCGGTTTCTCGATTACTTTCTCGTCGGCGATTTCTTCGATAGGCTGAATCGCGTGCACATCCATCTCGTAGCAATAGCACATCGACCCATCATCCTCCTCGATCTCTTCCTTGCGCTTAACGTGGCCAATCGCCAAGAAAAAGAAGTCTCCTTCCGGTAAAACAATCTCTTCCTTTGACCGAATGCGTAGGCATGGATATTCTGGGCCACTATCTTTACCCATCACGGCCATTGCAAAGCCGGGCATCTCTAACGAAGTCATAGGAGATTCTTTCTTAGCCATAAAATTATTGTGAGTATAGGCTGCTTCCATCGCTCGTCATGCGAGCACTTTCAAATTGTCCTAGTGTGATACTTGCTTGGCCCGCGATTGTGTCTGATCCAGATGGATCTACGGTTACGTGGCCTACGCCCTTATTAAGCACACCAAACGTTATTCCAGAACTCGCGGCAGCCAAAGGAAGCGTAAGTGTAATATTTGCGCCCGTGTTGGCTACCACATAGCCCATAGCAGGCGTTAGCGTCGTATCGGCGTTTACGTAGGTTACGATTTGTGCGCCGTCCGTGTTGCTCTGAATCGAGGCGATCAGATCAGCAAGCGTGATCTGATTAATCGTTCCGTCAGAATCGCGCCGAAACAGGATCGTATCGGCTGGATCAATAGACGTTAAAATGGGGTAACTTCCGAATTGTGGCATAACTTTTAGCTCGCTTTTATCAATTTAATTACTGCGCCGTCGATGAGAACTTCCACGTATGACGTAGTGTCAGCCGTTACAGCACCTACCGTAACTTTTCCGGTGCGCCACAAACCTGCTGCTCCATTAGGGTTGCCTGTTTTGAAACCCGTTGACATGGAGACGAATCCGGTTCCGCTAGGTGTAAGTGTGACATTTTGGTTTGAGCCGCTGCTCGTGAGACCGCTAGCGCCGGGAAACACAAACGCTACTCCAGCATCCGCCAGGGTAACGCCGCTATCCTTATATGTACCTCCGCCAGTACCGTTAAACCGAACCAAGCCGTTAGCCGTGCTAGAGCCAGGACCTACCGCGTAGTCCGTACCTGCAATGGCAATAGAGGGGACACCCGTTACCGCTGTGTTCTTAACTAGGCCAGTAGCTAAAGTAGAAAGCGCAAATTCATTGGTTAGGTCTGCATTCGGAACAGAGGTCCAATATGTAGCGCCGATAGGTGCTCCGCCACCTCCACCACCACCAGTAACCGTGTTAGATAAAACCGTGCCTACAATCTGAAGGCCATCGCCAATCGAAAGAAACTTTATTGCTGCTGCGCTATTGTCCCAGAAGACGATTGCGTCTTGGCCGGGGCTTGTCAGGTTTGAGCCTGTTCCGCCCTTAGCGATTGGAAGCACGCCAGGAATAACCGAAAGCGAAAGGCTTGCCTCTACATCTTGAAACTCGATTTGCTTTACGCCGCCAACGGCCTGATTTATGAGAAACGTATCGGTCGGCGCGATAATAGTTACCTGGGGATATGAAGCGAATTGCGGCACTGGACTAGGTGATTATGGTTGTGATCGGCAGACCGAGTTGATCCGTTATTACTTCGCAGTTCTGGTCAAAGAGACGAGAGGTAACCGTGAATCCGCCTGTGCTTGGATTGAACTCGGTCACGTACTGATCATCGGCACACTGGATTACTGGCGCGTCTGGTCGCTCGCACGTGAGTTTTACCGGGACCGGAAAGGTTTGGCCTTGGTCCTCGTGAACCGGCTCGGCGAACGGGCCACATACGGCGCTAGTTGACTGGCTCTGTGGGTTCGGGGAACTCATTGGTTTAAAGCCTGGTTGGCGATTCCAGGGATGCGCCCGATCTTAGCGAAATACGAACAGATTACGCCTGATCGTCAACCTAGATCTCATTTCTTGAGTTGAATGTAGGCCACGATGATTAGCCCTACTGTCGTTATGAATGTAGTTGCCGCGCCCCAAATGGCTACCCGCTGCTCTTTGTATGTCTGATTTCCCTTTTTCTTGATCTCTGAGAGCTCGGTCTGAATGTCTAGCTTGAGCTGTTCATGGTCCTTAACCAGGCCCGTAGTTTGCATGCTCGGGTCGCCGAGAAGGCGAAATTTTAGGTCTCTCGCCAATTCAACGAATGGCGACATAGATTCGCGCAGGTCTTTTACTTCTACGGCCACGTTACCCATAGTCAGCTCCATCTTGTCTATTCGATCAGCCGCCCTGATGCTCTCCTCTCCTTGCTTGAGGATTGCCCCCATTATTCGGCTGTTTGCTTCGTGCCGCTCTTTTTGCCGCCGCTTCTCAAGATCATCTAGCTTGGCATTAAGTGCATTCGTTGAAAGTCTTTCGTGGTCCTCCGCCATAAAAATACCCTCCTTGTTTATTTTGAAATCGGTGGAACGGTTCCGTTTGAGGAAACCGTGGTATCTAGGGAATCAGCTGTGATAAGCGTGTGCCCCCATGGCGTCGTAATTTCTTGCTTGAAATTCTTCAAGTGAACGTCCTTACCGGGGACCAGCCCCTGCCAATTCCCATTGACGCAACCTGAACATTCCAACAAAATAGCCGAAACAGCTACAATAAGTGAAAATCGTTTCATGTGAATTTTAATTGTTACCAATTTTACGAAAAGATTAGAGTGTCTTATCCAAAAGATGGCAACGCCCAATTTCCGTTGATTAAGCGGCTGGTATAAAGTTAACCGAACTGATTTTAGAAACGATGTCGTTAGTTGCAGCGCCAACTCCAGCCGCTTGACCAGTTGTTTTTAGCACATTAGTTGAGGAAAGCGTAAGACCAGTCAGTTCTCCTACTGCCGTGTAGGCGGAGAGTGCGGCCCCCTCTGTCGTGAAACTCACATTGTAGCGCACCACAGTTGCGCTTACGCGCATGATTTGGCAAAATAATGACCAAGCTGCCGATAGAGAAAGCGTGAGTGTCCCCGTGTCAAAGATCGCCGTGCCACCAAAATATAGCTTGATCTCACGAGTTGCTGTAGCCGATGAAACGAAAACTCCACCAGATTCTAATTCAAGCTTGTCTCCGTTTGTTCCTAGCTGACTAGCGGCAATAGTGTTTGAAACAAGATCGGTTTCTGTTGTAGTTGAATTTCCTGCATCAGCAAAATTATTGAAAAGGGGAAGAAGAACGCGAGTGCTACGTGCGAGCTGTACGGCTGTTCCGGCAATATCTGCCTCGGCGTAGTTAGTTTGCAAGCTCCCAAGCCTCCATGCGGCTGCTGTTCCACTTGTAGGATTTGACGTTTTTAAACCATTACCATCCCATGCACCAACGGTTGATCCATTTATGAAGAACTGAAACTGTCCGGTTGACGGGGCTGCAAAATATAGAATTTTATCGTCACCCGACGCTCCACCAAGCATTCCTAAAGTTCCTGCAAGCGTACGCACAGCATTAAAAGATAAAAGTCCGTAAGCTGTAATACCAGCTCCTCCTGAACCAACCCTTATAGGGTTGGTCATACTTGCGTCCTTTGCCTGAATAAGGGTAGCCGCATCATCGGTCATTGAACCTACTAGCATACGACCTGGACTTCCCGCTACCACTCGCACGGTTGGATTATTAGAGTAGCCTCCTGTAATAATGTCAAATGGAGAAGTTCCTCCAGTTGAAGTTGCTCCGTTCGTAATTACAAGAAGACTATTGTCTGCTCCAAATACTGAATTATTTCGGAACCCAGTAATTGCGAATGCGGACCCGTAAACTCCAAAAGTAGCAGTTGCCGCACTATCATTTTCACATGTAAAAGTAGAGCGACCTGCATTAGCAGAATTTAACGCATGAAACGTAATTGAACCCGATCCACTATTATTTGTATTGACTTTAACTTCACCAGTTCCGCTTGGAGTAAATACTATGCTCTGATTGGAACCGCTTGCGGTAATCGCTGGATTTCCAGATGCCCCGATGGTGAAGGCCGGTGTACTAGACACCGCCGTTCCTGTAGAAGCGTAATAGGCAAGTTGCGTTGCCGTTCCGCTGTTGACCGTACCGCTTCCACCACCCGTTGCGCTCAGCACGCCAGCGCTCAAGCTGAGCCCAGTTCCTACCGTAGCCGTAGTTACATTTCCTGATGTGTCGTTTGTGAGGAGACCTGCTGTGGTGTATGATGGAAGTCTTAACGCACCCGCATTTGATAGCTGAAGGAATGGAAATTCAGTGGTTCCATCGTAGTAATCTATTGCGAACGTGTTTCCGCCAGCAATTACGCCCGAATTTGGTACGCCCAAAAGCCACTCATTAGAAGCATCGTTCCTTTGGAACTCTAGCCATACGCTATTGAGCGTATCGGCACGCTTCATCCTAAGTCTAGACTCGGCAGCAGTAGAATTAAGCGTAGCTATGCAAAAGCCAGATCTCTCAAAATAGAGCGCCGTGCTTGCCGGTAGCGTTCCTCCGTCCGAAACATTCCCGCTATCGTCGATGATAAATAGTGAGTTCTGTCCCAATTTTCCTGTGGTCCCATCAAACCTAACAACGGCGTTATCGGTTGCGCTAGCGGGTCCTACGAAGTCTCCTGTTCCTCCGCCAGTAGCCGTGAGCGATCCCGCTGCCAGCGTTAGTCCTGAACCAATCGTGATTTCCTCGATTGCGCCTGTTGCCGCCGTGGTTCTGCCAAGGATTCTGGCGGTAGCCTGCGTTAGCCCTGAGGTAGTTATTGCGCCTGGCACAACCGCCGTAGACCAAGCCAGCGTACCAGATCCGTTATTGTGTAGGAATCCTAGCGAATCAGCTAAGGCCGATAGCGCCGTAAGCGTAGCGTCTATTGGCTGGTAAAGTGTCGAAAGGCTAGGTATGTCCGCTATGACTAGGCCGCGAAACGTAGGCGTTGCTGCCGCGCCTGTGGTAGGACCGGCCCATACCGTGTTAGGTAGCTCGGTTGCTAGCGTTACGCTAAACGTGCCTGCCGTAGTTATAGGTGAACCGGCCACGCTAAAGATTGCAGGTAGACTTAGCCCAACGCTAGTCACCGTACCGGAACCGCCTCCACCACCTCCGATACCCATCGCGTTAACTTCAGCTACGGTCAAGTCTTTGGGGTCTGCCGCAAGGATGCTGTTATTGCCCTTGATCGTCATCGGCGGCATCTTCGCTAGCTTCCCGTTACTCACTGCATTTGGGCTAATCGTCGTCGCGAGCGATCCAACAGGCGTTGTAACGTCTCCCGTTAAGGCCGGGAACCTAAGCGGCGGGATTGTGCCCGCGATTAGGTCTGAGGCACTACCGCTCGTGGCAATCGCGGCCAGGCCGGGAATGATTGATCCTACGCTTGTCCAGAACGGCTTAGCGCTTTTCTTGCCATCGCCTTGCTGAGCCAGAACTTTTAGATCTGTGCTAACGCTTCCTGGAATCCGAGCGCTTCGGCCTGGTGCACTTCCAGCAAGAATATCCCCGACGTTCCAATCGGTGATCTGGGTTGGGATATTTATGTCCGGCATTTATTAATTTATGAATGCAAGAATGTCTGAAGCATTAAAATTGCTTGGATCGCCGTGTGTTCCAGTGGAGGTAAGAACTGTAAAACTAGCTGGATGCGCCCCCAATCGTGTGACCAGTGCATCAGTGTTGTTGACTCGATCAACGGTTACATCACTGTAGCTTGCTGCTGCTCGCATTTCTAGTCCGTCAAATTGAGCAACTGGAAACTGCATTGGGTCACAGCCAACGCTTGCAGCTACAAACGTAGGATAGTCGCTAGATCCATAAGCGGTGTTCATTGAAGTCACGAACGCTGGCTGGTTCTGGTACAGCCAATCCAAATTAGTGCATGGCGCAATTCCATACCACTTCGAAACTCCAGTAAAATACGCTGCTGCTCTAAGTGAGGTAAGGCCACCCATAGACTGGCCAACACAGACTAGCGTCGTTACGTTAATTAACGATTTCAGCCAGTTAAGTGCAGCTTGAGTTGCAGTCCAAGATGTTGGGTTACCCCATTGGTCCGTGATGGGACCACCTGTTGATGAAATCACAACCCAGCCATCGGCCATAAGTCCAAGCACAGTGGCTCTTGCCGCAAACTGCGTTCCAGAGAACGATGAAAGAATAGATTGAAAATCGTCCCCGCCGCTTCCATGAAAGAATGCGCATACCTTAACTCCCGTGACATTGTTTGGAATAGAACCTGGAACCAAAACACAAGCATTGTCGGTGGGCCCCGTAAAAGCTTTCGTCATATAGCCTGACGCGATCCCTGGAGATCTAAAATTACAACTATTTACATTGAACCTGTAATTTGTAACAGGCGAAGTCCCAGGAAATTTAATTTTACTTAAGGGAAGTGGAGGTGTTGACCCATCGTAAGAGGGATTAATATAGCCTGCCTCCGTATGAAAATTGACGTTATTAAACCAAGGCGCGCCACCGAATCCACTTAAACCAACACCAGGTTCAAGGATATTTGGCAAATAATAAAGAGGATCATCATAGGTTAATGTTGACCCTGTAGAAACTTGTTCAATGGCCCCATCTAAACCAATAGTGCCTCCCTCTAACCAAGCTCTGCAAAAATTGCCCGTTGGATCGAAGTCTTTATAGGGTGAAATAAAATTGCGAATCTGAACGAATCCCCGATATGTTATAAATAAATCAGCCCAAGAAAATCCGCCATTGGCATTGGCCGCGCCAACATCTGTAGCCGTCAATGTCACCGCTGGCCCCGACTCTCCGTTAACTGTGTTTACTGGCTGCGTAGCGTAAGAAGGATTAGGATACGTCCCCGAAAGCACACCACCTGCCGGACCACTCGGCGCACCTCCACCGCCGCCCCCTCCTCCACCAGTAGACGTATTATCAACTATCTTTCGTAGCGAAATCGCTGGCGTATCATTAGAAAACGATGTTTGACTCATGAGAGGATAGCTGTATAATCAACGGTTAACTGGAGTAACTCTGAATAGGATGCGCTTGGATCGGGCGCTTCACCCGTGTATCCAGCAGCGGCGGCAAGAATCCAGAAGTTATAGGCCATCTTATAAATAGATACCTGAAACGTATCGTTTTGGTCGGAGGTTAGCGGCGTAGCCATAAGTTTTAGGTTGACGAGATGCGCTTGGGGTTCAACGCTTTTCGGTGCTCGGATAGGTTAGCTCCCGAAAAGCCGGTTATTCTCCCCGGTTTCTGAGCACATCTTTTGGAGAAGGTAACAGAGAATAACTATTATGAGAAAGTGGATGTCAACGCCAGGACCTGAAAAGGAACCTGCAAAAATAATAATCATTGAAGAAGGAAGCATTGCTCACGAAATCTTAGACAAGATGGCCGAATTGCACCGTTTCTTGATTGCAGCCAGGAGTGAATGTGAAAAACGAAAGGAAAAAACGGACGTGAAATGCATAAATGCATTTCTGTTCATGATCGAAGAGAACTTTGGCGAGTACTTAGAAACGCCTCCGACTCCAGTAATCCGTGGAAACCAAGACAATTAATTATGGATTTCATAGACCTAACAGGCCAAAAGATGGGCCGATGGAACGTAATTCGCCACGTTGAAGGAACGTACCCCAAACGATTTCTTTGTCGGTGTGAGTGCGGAACAGAAAAGGAAGTGGTTTCTCAAACCTTGAGAAATGGTGATTCGTCATCATGCGGATGCCATAGGCGGGAGGTAACGACAGCCAGAAATCTTAAACATGGTCAAAACACGCGAGAACTAACAACTCCAGAATACTCTGCGTGGGCTGCTCTTATGGCCAGATGTCTTCCGGGCAGTAAAAACGCTGCAAATTATTATGATAGAGGAATTCGAGTTTGCGATGAATGGCTTGGCGAAGAAGGGTTCGTTAGGTTTTTCGCATATGTAGGACCCAGACCAACACCAAAACATAGCATTGATAGGATAAACAATTCTCTTGGCTACCAACCGGGAAACGTTAAATGGAGTACCGCACGAGAACAGGCCATCAATAGGCGCTCTACGAGAATGCTTACCCACCCAGTAACGGGGGAAACAATGTGCATGAAAGATTGGGTAATTAAGATCGGCGTTTCTCGCCGAACCCTAGGTCAAAGAATAGATAAACTAGGCTGGCGTCTTGAAGACGCACTAAGCCCTGGTGCTCTCTACAAGAGACACAAATGAAAAAAGGCCCGGATTAATTCCGGGCCTTTTGATTTAGAGTTTGACGATCAACCCGAAAGATCAGTTACTCCAGTACAAGTTTGGAGACCAAGACCTCCGGCGCATCGCTTATAAAGCACGGGGACCACGACATGTGGCATGTTGGCCTGATAGGCGCGGGCCATTTGGTAGATGAAGTTACCGAAATCGCCGAAGGGATTGCAGGCGTTGTCGATAACGTTGCGCCAGTTAAGTTCGCCACCGAACATCTGGGTAGACCATTTGGCTTCGCCTTCGCCAGAATACTTGGCGGGTACGAGACGACGGAAGGCAGATTTGTAGATGAGGAATCCGACTTCGTAGGTTGCGCCGAGATAGGCGGCAGCATTCGCGTTGTAGAAACCGAAGTCTGAAGTGGACTTTTGATAGGGCTCGATGAAATTCGGGAAGCCATTGACGCCAACAGTGTCGAAGCGGAGGGGCTTGGGATCGATGGCGAGCTTAATGCCGCGAAAATTGATGTCGATCCAAGCATAGTTCCACAGGGAATCTTTGCCTTCCTTGAAGCTACCGGCAGTCGTAACAGAGAGGACGTTGTTAACGCCTGCTTCGTTGCGCATCACGTCGGTGATCTCTGGGGAGCCTACGAATAGAGCGTATTCGTCTGCGCCTTGGCCGAACATCATGGGCTGGTAATTATACCGGCAGAAGTCGGAGAGTGCTTTGAGCCAAGCGAAGGTGAGCTGCGCGGTTGGTACGCCGCCACGGAATGGAACGGAGACCTGCCATTCACCACCAGTGATAGCTTGGGATACTTGGGTGTCGGTTGCGCGTAAGACCGCTTTTGTACCCGACATCGCGAGAAGGTTGTAGCGAACATCGGCGTTGTAAACGTCTGTGATGGTTCGCTTCATCCACTCGATTGCTTGGACGAGCGAGTTCTTTACCGAGAAGCGCGTTGCGTTTACGCATATTGGCTGGGATGTTCCACGTAGAACCTGGAGCTTTGTGGTGTACTCGAATTGGCCCCATTGTGCCACGTTTCCGAGAGTTCCGCAGGCTTGGGACAAGTCACCGAAAACGGGCTGAACTTGAGATTGGCCGATGGCGGTACGGGCCGATGCGAGAGAAACGATGTTCTCGCCTACGTTAGCTTCAACTGTGCCAGCATCGAGAAGGTTAGCCCAAGGCGAATTGATCGCCAAATGATTGATAACTGAAAGAGTGATTACCGGATTCTGATCGGCAATCAACTGAGAGTAGTCGGACGGCGTGAGTGCGCACGCGGAATAAGAGGGCATTAGTGGGACACTCGGCGCGGCATAGAGATGTAAAGGCGACACAAGACAGCGCACCGAGATAAGCTCGATTCTCGCATCGTCTCTTGCTGCTCGCGGCGGTAAGCAGCGTATGTCTACGCCTCTGTCTCTGGTTAGTCGGCGATTCTAATCTGAGCGCTCCGGCTTCGGAGTCTTAGCACTTTTTACGCCTTCAGTTTCCTGTGTGCTGATAGGCGTTATGGACTTAGGTTTTTCCTGAGTCAATACGGAAAGTGATTTTGATCTGCGTTTAAGCAGGCGAATGATTGTGCGCCGATACCAATATAAGTCGAATTGGTAAAGGAACGCACCAAACCGGTCCCGCATTACACCACTGCTAGCTCTACGACTTCGTAAGCGAAGTAAGCGCGGGCTCCGACCGGCTCAATCGTTACGCCCATGAAGGTAAACGTATCACACGCTTCATCAATGATCGAGTATTCATCCATGCGGCACCATTCTTTTAGGCACTCCATTTCGGAGCGACCTAAAATAAATTTTGTTACCGCATTGCCTTCTTTCGAGGCTTTTTCAAGGCTCGCTCTGATGCGGTCTGAAACGGTGGGTGGTGCTTGCATGATAAAAGTCAAATTAATTTTCGCTTGCTTGCAACTCTTATTTTTTGGGGTTGACCGCTATTCTAAGATATTTCTTAGTTGTCCCACATCTTCAGTCTCAAGACAAACCTTAACCAGGGATTATGGTAACAAACAATATGCCAGTTTCCGAACGGATTCCGCCTCATTCCAAAGACTCTGAATCCAGTTTACTGAGCAGTATTTTCATAGATGGCGTACATTCTCTGGCAAAAGCAATGGATGGGCATATATCACCCGAGTGCTTCTACGAGCCAGCAAACAGGCAGATCTACCAGGCGTTTCTATGGCTTCATAGGCACGGAAGAGAGCTAACCCTAGACGTGATGATTGAGGAGCTAAGGAAAACGCAACGACTAGACGCGATCCAGGTAGAGGGAAGAACGGCACTCGGTTACCTGATGGAGGTTAGCGGCAAAGTTCCTACGACGATGGAACTGGACTACCACATAGACCGCGTGCGTGAGACCTACGTAATGCGGGAGTTAATCCAGTCGGGCAGAAACGTGACAGAGCTGGCTTATTCGGAGAACGCGGAGGTCGAGAGGTTCACGACAGAAATGAACCGGATCCTTTCGATCAGGCATTCTACCCAGGTAATCAAGACGCTCCCAGAGGCCGCAAAGCAGTCCATCGAAAAGGCAATTCGGATCAAGAATAGGATGCCGACCGAAACCGATATCGGGTTAGAGTGGCCTTGGCGCGAATGGAATGATAGGTTCGGTGAGGCTAAACCTGGAAGCCTGATAATCTTTGCTGCTCGTCCTGGCATCGGTAAATCTAGCGCCGCTCGTCAAGCTGCATGGAGTTGGTCTGAAAAGTATGGAGACATTGCGCTCTTCTCTCGTGAGATGCCCGTGGATCAGCTGCCGCCGCTTTTTGCTCAAACTTTATCGGGAGTTTCCTGGCGGTTATTTAGGAAGAATCAGATTGATGCTAAACAGCAGGATCAATTTATATCGGCACTGGTCGAGGTCGAGGCATCCAAGACGCTTCACGTCTTCGACCGAGATAGAACACTCTCGCATGTTATCGCCCGCGCAAAGGCATTAGCTCAAACTAAAAAGCTAAAGGCTATTCTGATTGACTACCTTCAGCGCTACGATCCAGAGCAATGCAAAGGAGAGAACCGAGATATAGCTCTTGGAAGAATGACGATGGCTTTCAAGGATCTTGCGATGGACCTGAAGTTACCTGTCATACTATTGGCTCAAGTTGGCCGCGAGATGGAACGGGAGAAACGAGAGCCAAGGCTTTCCGATCTTAGGGAAAGTGGAAACATCGAACAGGATGCAGACGATGTGATCTTCTTTTACCCGCCAGAAGACGATCCTATTTTGGGGATACCTCAAGATCCACTAGACCAAGATTCCGATAAGCTCTACATCGACGCTATCCAGGCCAAGGGAAGGGCAGAGGGTAGAGGAAGATGCGGGCTTTACTTTCAGAAGTCTACAACCTGTTTTAGATCTATAACACCTGATCCAAAATATAATGAATCCCGATGAAGAGGCTCTTTGGAGTTCGCACCTACCGGCGCTAATGTCATGCGTTGGTGAAACCTATGGTCCCGTCTGCGAGGTTGGTATAGGCAACTTCTCAACACCATTACTCCATGCATTCTGCGTAAGCCGTAAGCGTATGCTTGTCTCGTTGGAGTCAGACGTAAGCTGGATGATGCGATTTATTAATCTAGTTTCAACGTATCACGAAATAGGACTATCCGACAGGACGGACCCATATCCCGAAACTAGATGGTCTGTAGTATTCTTGGATCAGAGCCGAGAATTTTGGACTAGGGCTGAATCATTCAAGGTTTTTGTAGATAACGCAGAATTCATAGTATGCCACGATTTCCATAGGGAGAATGAAGAAGAAATACGCGGACTATTAACCGGACTAAATGTTCATGTAACGCGCCGCCAAGAGCCCCCTACTTTGATTTGCAGCAAAACCCGCGAGATTCCCTCTGGGCTACTAGATCTTTGAATTGACTGGCAAGCAAATAAGTCATTTGTAGGTCAATGGCCGAAAAGCTCCCCTATTCAGACATAGATACAAATGGATCGGTTGACGAATTTGGAGATGCACCAGAGGTAAACGAGAGCGACCTAGAACAGACGAACCGCGTGGTTAGTTCGGTATCGCAGGCTATTCAGATGATTGAACGGGATATCACGGACGCTAAGAAGTTGATTCAAAACGCGGCACGAATTACGGCCAAGAAGCAGGGAGATACGCCTTACTCTCGGTCTAGCCTTAAAGAGCAGGGTAAGGCATATAAAACCAACATCTCTACGCGGGCATTGGCGACCGAGCTTAAAAGAGCAGCACCCAGGTTATACATGCCGATTCTGACTGCATCGACGCTCACAGCAGCGGAGTTACCTCCTGGATGGCCGCTTGGACAAGAGAAGACGCAGTTCTTTCGGGAGACAATCACAAAAGCGATTAAGGCATGGCGTAAGTTTCCCACGTTCGTTCGTGGTTTGTCTAGTGAAGTTGTAGACTATGGATTTACGTTCGGCTGCTTCACGGATCCTTATCAATGGCGCCCGCATCTAGTTCGCATGGACCGTGGGTTTGTGCCGCGAGGTGCTGAGATTATGGACGAGAACTTGGCTCGGTTCACCCTACTATGGGAGTATCAGCCAGACGAACTTTTAAAGCTGGCTCGGGATGGAAACAAGGACGACTGGGACAAGGAGTCAGTTGCTGCGGCGGTTCATCGGGCAACTACGCCGAGTCAGTCTTGGACACTGGAGAACATGCGGAAGTTTGAGGAGCTGATCCGAGAACAAGTCTGGGATTACTCCTACGAAAAGGGCTACAAGGTAATCAAGACCCAACACTTCTTTGTTTTGGAAGGAACAGGAAAGATAAGCTACTACATTCTTTGGAAGGATGCGCCAAAAACTGAATGGGCACTCCTTTACGAAAAGCTGGATGCCTACGATTCAATGAACGACGTGGTTATTCCTATGGTTTTTGGCTATGGCGACGGGACTATTCACGGATCTTGGGGCGCGGGACAGCTTCTCTACGATATGGCCGTTCAGCTTGAGAAGGTACGGTGCGATTCCATCGACAACTTGAGAATGTCGAACAAAATGAAGCTCCAGGTGCCCCAGGCAAAGGATGCTTCTAAGGTAGAGATGACGGTTAACGATACCTCAATTATCGTTTCTGAGGCTCAATTTGCCAATAACGTAGGGGGCATTGCCCCGAACCCTCAGGGATACATCGCTCTTGAGCAACAGATGCGGCAATGGATGCAGCAGATCATAGGCTCCTATTTGCCAGACATTCCTAGCCAGCCGTCAGACATTAAGGCTGCGCAGATTAACGCGGCGATGGCCCAAGAGCAGGAAGTTCAGCGAGACGTTTTAGAGGGATGGATGCAGCAGTTTGCTTACCTGGTTCAACCGATGACTAAGCGGCTGACGATGAAGGGCAGCAACGACAAGGTTGCGAAGGAAGTTCGCAAAAAGCTTTTGGAGGGTAACGACGATGGGATCGCGCTCACCGAAGAAGAGCTTGATCTCTTGGTAGAGCAACCGGCTATTCAATCGGTCACAGACTTTACGCCCGCGATGGCTGCGCAAAAGGCGCAATTCGCTCAGACTACACTCAACAATCCGTTGTTTAAACAAACGAATGCCGCGAAACTTATGGCGGGAGCAGTCGGCGGTCAGAGCCTTGTCGATTACTTGGTTGTGCCAGATGGCGATACCCAGGACCAGACACTGGCTCAACGGACCCAGCTTGAAGAGCTGACCACAATTGGAAGTGGAATCAATCTTCCGGTGATCTCTAAAGACAATCATTGGATACACATGGAGACTATGACTACTCCGCCGCAGGAAGGCTATCCTTCGGCTATGGACGCAGTCATCAAGGCAGGTAAGGTCAATGTGGCTCAAGCTATGTTGAAGCATTTTTCTGCCCATTACCAATCCGCAGTTGCGTTGAAAGCCATTCCAACCGAACAGATCAACCAGAAAAAGTCGTTTATAGCGACCTACGAGAAATCCATTGAGGCATTGCAGCAACAGCAAGCTCAAGCCGCGCAGACTCAACAAGCACAGCAACAGGCGATGATGGCAGCGCAACAACAACAGCCTCAAGGCCAGGTTCCTAACAACGTAGCTCCGTTTCCACAGCAAGCCGGTTAAGATATTCCTTACTTTCTAAGTTTTACCATTGACGGAAAACCTTAGCGGATTCAGGTTTGCTATGAAATGGCAAAACCTTATTTGGATAAGAAAGTGATCGGAGCATTCCGTGACTTCGCTAACTCTGGGTTTCTCATTCAAGGGATTGAGTTCTTGCGCCGATACGAAGCACCTAAAGTAAAAGCGGGAGAAGTCCAACAGATGATGCACGATGCCATCGAGCTTAAGGGCTATTTGGCCGCGCTCGATGATGTGGAAAACATTTTAACAACACTCCCGCCAAGGGATCAATTCGAAAAACCAGATTCACTAGAGGCATAAATTATGGCATCCTTAGTTACACCAGAACTTGAAGATTTTGACGCTAGCGATGGGCGGGGATCGGTTGTTCAACCCAAGCCACAGGTTCAGCCTATTGAGCGCGAGTCGGAGCCGGACGCGATTACCAACCACACGGTTTTAGACTCTAAGGGTAAGCCTTCGAACGAGCTTCCCGATTTCCTTGCTGAAGCAGAAAAGATGGAGGATCAGCGCAAGCGCGGGGAAGAGCCAGAGAAACCAAAGAGAGTAGATCGTCGTCAGCGCGAGCAGAAGATTGAAGCCAAGCCGGATGGTGAGACCGCCAAGGAAGAGCCAAAGACTGAGGCTAAGACCGAGCAGAAGCCAGAGCCGTTGCCGGATGACATGCTCAAAGTTACGCCTAATGATAAGCCGCTTACGGCTCGGCGCATCAGCCAGCTTTTAGAGAAGGTTGAGTTTCGGGATAAAACCCTAGCCGAAAAAGAGGCAATCATCAAAGAGCTTCAGACCAAGACGGCTACCTCTCAAGGGTCCGAAGAGCTGACAAAGATGAAGGATGAGCTTGAGAATACGCGAAAGGATCTGCTGCGTTATCGTCGCCGCTACGATCTAGATTCAGATCCAGAGGTTAAGTCCAAGTTCGAAGAGCCAGTCATTCAGGCAGAGGGAACGATCAAAGAGGTTTTGAATAAGTACCAACTTGGAGAACCAACGCTTAATGAGATCGAAAAGGCTGGCGGATTCTCAGAGTTCTCCAAGTCTGGCAAGATTTATACGATTAAAGAGGCCGATGCTAACGGAGATATTGTCTCTGTTCAGAAGACGGCTTCGGATCTGGTAAAAGCATGGCTTAACGCTATGCCAGTCGGCGACGCGGAAGAGATTCGTTCAGCGATGACTCGACAGTCCATGACCCGCGCAGAGAAGAAACGTTTCTTTGAAAAGGAGACTGCGGAAGCAGACAAGTATTTCAAGGGCCAGGAAGAACAACGTACCAAATTCCAGCAGGAGCAGGAGTCTAATTTGGAAAAGACACGCAAGGAATATGGAGATTGGGCAGAAAACCAGATCAAGAGTAAGGATTGGCTAAAGGACAAAGAGATTCCGTCGGGCGCAACACAGGACCAAAAGAAGCAGATTGATGAACAAAACGAGTTCACAAAACAGCTTAGAACCATGATCAAGAATCCGCCAACTAACTCGGCGGATAAGGTAAAAGAGATTTTACTAGGAGGCGTGGAGGCGCACCACCTTCGCAAGGAGAACGGGGCACAAGCGGCAAAGATTAAGGCACTTGAGGCTGAGCTTTCAAAATTCAAGAATGGAACGCGGACTACGCCTAAGGAGGGATCGCTTCTATCGAGCTCAAGGAAGAACGAAGAGCCTAAGAAGAATGGGCGCATTAACATGGATTTTGGAGATGCCTTCGATAAAGCCGTAACTGCACGAGAGCAGGGTGATGACTCTGATTCACTCTGATGCCCGCTATCGATCTTGCCGGGTTAGTCATCAATAAAGTCAATCAGCTCGGGCCGACGAAGGCCGCAGACTACTTTGGCGTGTCTTTGCCTACAGCTATTGCGTGGCAGAAGAGTAAGAATATGCCAAGCATATCGGCCGGCCAGATGGTGCTTAATGAGTTTTTGACGGTAACGCCTCCTGAGATATGGAACATAACTGGGAAGCGCGTTCTGATTCTTAGCCCGATCTATCGCACGTATAGTGGGCTAACCCATGCGACTCTTTTTGTAAACTATGCTAAATACGGTCCAGAAAAAATTGGTTTTCTTCCTAAGTTCAGAACGCTCATCGTTGAAGCCAGGAACATGCTTGCAGATATGGCTCTACGAACTGATTCTGAATGGTTTATATACGTAGACGACGATTGCGTTTTCCCGTGCGGAAACGGCGCAATGCTTAGGTCAATTGGCTGTAACCTACCTGAACCCAATGCTAGCTTCAACGCAATCAGCCGGATCATGTCGCACCCCGAAGACAAGAAGATTGTAGCCGCGCTTTACTTTGGAAGGAACGAAAGTCACCGCGCTCAGGTGGCCAATGCATTTGAGTCTCCGTCTGAGGATGCCCGTTATCATGAGATCCTAAGGACAGGGGGAGAGCATCCGTTAGAGGAAGTTCGTTTTGCTGGTATGGGAATGATGCGTATTCATCGTTCTGTTTTTGAGATAATGCGTGAGCGCGCTGACGAGTTGTTCCCTAGGATTAAGCCGGTTCGTGAAGATAGACATTGGGGTTACTTCACCCCCGATACTCCGGACGCCGGGGAGGACATGACGCTAAGTATGAGAGCTAAAATGTGTGGAATATCAACTTACCTTGATCCAAGTTTACTATTAGGCCACGAAGGTTCAAAGATCTATTAACGTGATCGAATATCTCCTATCGTCGCTTCGTCCGTTTAACCAGAGCCGAGCTTATGCCGACATCCAGTTAGCCGCGCTCGATTCGTGGAAGCAGCTTGGATCTCGTATCGTTTATTTCAACACTTCAAATGACACATGGATCAAGGAAGATTTCCAGATTGAGTTTGTAGCACCCAATCAGAATCCTCCAACGATCCACGAAATGCTTGACTGGGCGATTCGCCAAGGTACTCCAGAGACATCAATGGCGATTGTTAATTCTGACATTGTGCTTGGCCGCGATATCAATCTGGTTGAGGAAGTGGTACGCACAAACCACATGACTAGGAACTGGGCAGCTACTTCGTTTCGTTATACGTACGATCCACTCCTCGGGATAGATAACGCCAAGAGAGATCCGTGTGATTTTGGTCTGGATATTTTTATAGCTCCACGTCGTATTTGGGAAGTGCTTCACAAAGAGATGACCGCAATGGCCGCTACCAAGCTAACGATTGGTCGAATCATTTGGGACAACACGGTGAACGCCTATTTTCGTGAGCGGCTTCCAAGCAATCGGTACTTTGACCTGACGGATTGGCGAGTGGTGTTTCATCCGGTACACGGAGAACGCGGGCGGCACACACACTACGACAAGACTACGCTATCTGAGTTAAAGATCTTGGGTCATGGGGGGATTCCAAAAACCAAGTATGCCAAGCCAATTCTTTATGCAAGCACAGTCAAACGCTCTATCTAACCCAAAAATCACCATGTCAAAAGCACATCCAGGTTTTAAGTCTGTTCAGTCATCTATAGCCAAGCGTCAGGGTATTTCGATGGATCGCGCTGGAGCTATCCTGGCTTCTGCAACGCGCAAGGCTCAAGGTCTAGCTAAGAGTGCCAAGATTCCAAAGCGCAAGTAATTGTTTGTGTATAAAATAATTGGAATATTGTTTTCAAGGTTTCTATGCAGAAAACACCTATGTCTTCAAAAACGCATATTTATACTTGAGACTACTATATTACTTATTCAAGGAATCGATCCAAGGATGTACGGGCATATTAAGATAGATAGTATCGTAGACCTCCAGGAAGAGCTACGTATATGTCTACACAAAGAAAAACAATTGAAGGCTTTACTAATAAAAATGAAACTCCAATGGCTGTAGAGATCGTAATCGTTTCGTTTTTGCCTGACTTGGAATGGATAACGCTATCATTGCGGTCTATTTCCAAGTACGCCTCTGGCTTCTCTGGCGTTACGATCATTGTGCCCTGGGACGATCTAGGATCTTTCCTTCCGTTTGAAGCGTGGCGAGCGAAAGACGGGGCGCCAATTAGGGTTAAGAAGTATATCGACGTTCACGGAAAGGGAATGCTTATGCATGAGGTTATGATCTGTAGCGCGGACATCTATTGTCCGCATGCGGATTTCATTATGCACATGGATTCTGATTGTCTCTTTCACGAGCCGGTTACCCCTGAGGATTACATCCGAAACGGTAAGCCTGATCTTTTGATGGTTAAGTACAACTCATTCCCAGCAGGACGAGCAGAGTACAAGTGGCAGCAGAATGTTATGCGTGCACTTGGTGTTCCAATTGAGTGCGTTCCGTTTGAGTGTATGCAACGTCATCCTGCCGTTCATGATTGGGATATTTACAGTGATATGAGGGCCGAGATTGAATCGGTTCATAAGTGCCCATTTAACCAGTACGTCATTGAGCAGGAGAACTCTTGGCCTCAGGGATTCGCGGAGTTCCCTACGCTTGGCGCGTATGCTTTTCTTAGATACAAAGACTACTACAACTTTATCGAGATAGAAAAGCCAGATATTCAGTCGCACCCGAAGTCGGCGCACAAGGTAACTCAATTTTGGAGTCACTCAAGCCGAGACCCCAAACACTGGGAACTCTATCAGCATCAGTTGCGCATGGCTCGGAGGATAGTAGCGTGAGAAAGCTACTTTTAGTTCTTCAGTTTTCACCCGGCGATAGAGACGTAGCCTTCGCGCTCACGCGGCTCATCCTAGACTTGGAAGACGGCGTATGCCCCTATGCCGACTTCATGTTTAGTGCGGCCTACGGTACAACGCATGATCTAGCGCTAGTGGAGCTAGCCAAGAAGAAGTTCGCTAACGTTTACGTGCATAGCTGCCATGACGCTATTACGGGCTGGCCTGCTGGGCCGAATTCCCAGGTACGCGAGGTGGTATCGGATGTCTTCGTAGGGCACCGAGATCGAGGATTTGACTATGCAGCGTTCATGCTCTGTGAGCCCGATTTTGTCCCCCTAGCAAAGGACTGGATAAAGCAGCTCTACGATGAGTGGCACCATGGAGGAAGCCAGCAGATCCTTGGCGCATGGATGCAGAGCGGGCAATTTTGGTGCTATAGCACGCACATTAACGGCAACGTTTTAATTGATCCACAGTTTGTTAAGGACAACAAGTTTTTTAGAACAAGCAGTAATGGTGCTTGGGATACATACTTCGCTCCTATCATGCTACCAAAGGCACGCGCAAGTAAATTGATTTGGAACGACTATCGGATAAATAGCGTTCACAATCCATTACCTACTGGAGTATCACTAGAGCAGTATATATTCTCACCTAAGCGGTATCCTGATAATCACCCGTTGGCCGGACAGGAGATTAACTGCGTTTATTTTCACGGCTCCAAGGGATTTGAAGCGATAAACATTGTGAGAAAAAAACTATTACCAACATGATCGATATAAACCCACGAAACCATCATAACCCACTTATGGAACCAGACACAGAACAAGAATTAGAGAACGGATGGAAGACGCGCTCGGAAACGTTGCAGTCTCAGGTAGACGTTTTGACGAAGGCGTTAGACGACGAGAAGAAAAAGACGCAAGACAAGGAAGCTACGGCTAAGGCAATGTGTGACGCGGCGATTGCGATGGTTCAGAAGGATCAGGAGATATGGAACCATAAAGACTTTCGATCTGTCTTCGCGCTGGCAGACGCACAGGGTTTTAGGTATAACGGACCAATGATTACAGATGCGGGCAAGGCTCTGGTGGCCGCAATTCAAGAGTTTCAAAAGTCTTGGAAGTAAGTCATGCCAACCCGGTACGCATTCAGGCAGATAGAAACGAGTCCCCGGAACGAGCCAGCGACTAACTGGTTCGTTGATCCTACGGTGTTACCTAAGGTTCACGTTGAGGCGACGGGTCCAACGACAGGGTTTAATCCAGGGCAGCACGCTACAGCGGTGGCGGGATTTCTGGCTGGTGCTAGTTCGCCTGTTGCGCAGATATGCACAGATATTTTCGTAGAACACTCTTCTTATTTTAAGGGGGCGTCTTGTTTGGGGGACGGAAGGCTGTGGGTTAAGTCAGAGGCGCAGCCGGTTAGTCCGTACCCAAAGCCGCAGACCTATGATCTAGATCCTGGTATTCGGATTGTGATCAACTGTTCATTTGGGGATAACGTGTCTAGGGACTCGGTGACGGGTTTACCGGCGGGTACTTCATCGGAGCAGAACACGTTCGCTAGGCTGAAGGCTTACCTGGATGCAACCAATCAGGTATGTTGTGCGGCGCTACCGGATACGGGTATGCTATATTCCAGTGGGTATCTTCAGAACTTTCCTGGATATTCGGTGGATGTAATTGCGGTGGGGTCGGCTGACTTTGGGCATGAAGCGCCGGATGGTAGACAGCCGGACTGCGTGGCTTATGGTTATACGTCGCTAGGATGTCCGCAGGTGGCCTCGATTGCATTGAGGCTTATTTACGAAGCAGACCAGATTGGATACGCGATTAAACGGGAGGAGGTCAAAGACTTGATCTTGCGCGGATGCGTGAAGGTGAATACGCCTTACACGCAGGGAGCAGGTTGTATTAACTTAACCAATACACTGGAACTTTTTAACAAGGAATACAAAGGGGCTAACTCAACTATGAATACGACACTTTTAGACACGAGTTTTAAAACGCCTATGGTGGGCACAGGAAAAACAGCTTACGTCTATAATCCGAAGGGATCAGCATGGACGTTTAGCGATGGATCGGGGCTTACTGGATCTGGATCAGATTTCACATATGGTAACGATGACATGGGGCAAGTTGCATTCATTCAGAACCAGGGAACGATTAGCCAGACGATAGCGCTTGGCGCGGGTACGTATGTCTATGGTTACAAGTGGGCGAACCGAGGAAACTGGGGAGGAAGTAACCAGATTGCTGTAAAGCTAAACGGCAAGGTGCTTCAAGTTCTTCCGATGAAGAGTGGACCTACATATTCAGTGGGGGCCGGTTCTTTTACGATGGCTAGCGCCGGGCAATCTACCTTTTCACTAGAGGGCCAAGCTACGGGAGGAGATGCGACGTGTTTCTTTAGCCAGTTTACCCTGGGGGTACAGACGGACGATGACAAGCGTAAGGCTTTAGCGGTTCAGTTTGGCGGCGTGTACGATCCGGCAGGAAAGATCTACGCTATTCCTTCGGACAAGATCCAAGCATTTGCTCAGGCTTTGAGCTACGCTGGGCTTTGACTTATTTTCGTTCACGGATAGCTCGGTAGATCACGCAAGCCGCGCCAGAGAGAGCTACGAAGTATCCGAATGAGTGTAGCCAATCGACGTAGCCTAGGTAGTGGGCATAGAGAGTAGCGACTAGCGCGACCCAAACAGAGCAGCAGTAAAAGCAGGTGACGAGATCATTGACGAACTTAACTCCCGAGAAGAGATCTCGGAACCAGGCAAAGATCTTGTCGTAAACGACCAGCTCTGAAACGCGGAATACTGCGAGCGCGGCCACAATGAAAACAAACCAGTTCATTTCTTTTCTTCTTTATTGTATCCGTGCATAGGTTTAGACGATTCAATGGTTAGCGCAGAAGGAGTCTTAATGTCGTACTTTTCTTTTCGTGAGATGCCGAGCACGGGTCTTGCCTTCTCCAGTTCTTTTTTAATATCAGCTATTTCTTTTGTAATACGTTCAATGTAAGACTGTTTTGACTTATTTACTTTAGCTAGCTCGTCACGTTCTGTGCGCATGGCTAGGTAACTCTTAACCATATTATTATAGCTATCGGCTAGGTCTGGGCAGTCTGTGTTTTTGCTTAGCTTCGGCGCGTCATCGGGTATGTCTCTCCACGCCGTCTTTGCTGACTCGGTCTTTAATGTTTCCTGTAGGTCGCTAAGTTCGCACTGCAAGTCTTCCCTCTGACGTAGGAGTTCTATGATGTAGTCTTTGTCTGTGATCATCGGCGGTTTCTCCGGTTGTAATATGCCTGGTCTCGTTTCTCTTGGTGGTACACGGTGAATATCGTGAGCGGCATAAGAATCGCGGCCAAAACCATTCCTGCGCATTTTTGGGCAGGGCTATTCCTAGGAGTCATTTGGTAAACCATTGACGCCAATCCTATCACAATAAACGCGCAAGGAATTCCAACGATCAGTATCTTAACCGTTCTCGGGCTCATGATGCCGCCTCCTGATCAAACTCACCACCCTTAGCCATTCCCTTTTTCAACTGAAAGTACATCACCCAGCCATTCTTGGCCTTCTCTTCCATCGGCGTATGCTCAAACCAGTGATCCTTTCTCACGATCTCAGCCTTAAGCCGCGCTATCTCCTCGTCCGCTTTAATCGCCGCTTCACTCAGCATCTTCACCTGCCGCTCATCCGCGCTCACTGACTTGGCTTTAATCTGCGCTTCTAGCTCGGCCACTTTCTTCCTCATCGCAATGTTCTCCTCTTTGCAGTTCTTGGTAGCCACCTCAACCGCCTGCTTTACCAAGCTTGGGTCTTCATCATTTCCCCTAGTCTTCGCGCTCTTGTGGTAGGCTACAGCATCTTCCTTCACCTGGATTAACTCTACTCCCAGTCTCTCGTTCTCTTCCTGTAACCGCTTTATCCTCTCCCCGTCCTTCCTAGACTGTTCACTAGTGCTCGGCACAGACTCTTCTTCAATACCCAACACGAGCATCGCTTGTCGCTTTTCTAACCACTTATCGAGTTCATCCCTCAACTCAATTCGTATCTTTCTGGCGTATCTTACGTGTGTCTCTTTTGTGTCCTTATTTGTGTATTCTGAGTGCTTCATAGATGTTTTCTTGTGTGCTTTAAAGATGCATTATCACGAACGCTTGTCAATGCATTTCTGAATATATTTCAATCACACTCAACTTTGTTTCCTAAAAACACTCCTGGTTGTCACATGCATTCCCCTTCCATAACCATTTCTATATAAAAATTTTACCCTCCTGTGTGTAGGAACGGATGGCCTCTTTTTAACCGGTAGGGTGGCCGGCGGGTGGTGGGGGTGGGGAGGGGTGGTCGGTTCGGGGCAGGACGGGGACGGTACGGGTGCGTAAGTCGTCGCTGCAGTTAAGTACTTGTGTTTTTGTAATGGCACGGTAACGGGCCGGCACGAGACGGGCACGCATCGGCTCAGATACGGTCACAACCGGGCCACGGTTCGTTTCGTAACCGGTTGGTTTACATGGTTTTAAACAGGAACAGTCCCGGTCGGTTGACAGGGTATTTGTCGGCTTGACAAGCCGGGAGAAGGAATACCGAGGGAGCTCGCTGGGGCGAGGGACAAGGGGAAAGCTAGGGAAGAAGGTATAGCACTAGAGGAAGTTATGCTGGCTGACTGCTGTCAGGCCCTCCGGGGGCAGAGCGGGAAGGGTAAGCAACGTCTGTCTTGCCTATAGGACTAAGAGCTATGCGCCGAGTGGGGCGCGAGTTGCGCGGGCAAGCTACCAAGGAGAATGGAGCGCTGGTTTTAGGCTACAACTGTCGTTTAAACAACTGCTGACATCCTACTGACAGAGCAACAGAATGCATCGGGAAACGACTAGACATGCGCTTGAGTCGCTTGTAGCTCTGCTGTCGCTAACGTTACTGCGCCGAAATCGGGACGGAACGAACGGAAGGTAAAACCCGCCTTAGCTGTTAACCGGATAATTACAAGCGACTTGATTCCTAAGGTAACGCACGCAATACTTTGCGCTTCCGTTTTTGAAAATTGTTCGTAGGGTATTGGCTTAGATGAGAGAGTTTTGGAGAAATATTAAAGACTCTAGGTTTTACCAGGTTTCCAACCTCGGGAACGTTCGCCAGCGCATCAGGTTTAACCATAAGGACACGAGCAGACCTGAGTTTAGGCCTGTGAGCTCGCATCACAACCAGCACGGATACAAGGCGACTTCGATTGAGACCTACAGGGGAAACGAAACCTTCTTTGTTCACCGACTTGTTTGCGCCGCGTTTCAACGCAATCCAGAGAAGAAGCCCCACGTTAACCACAAGAACGGCGTTAAGGACGATAACCGCAACGTTAACCTCGAATGGTGCACGCCTGCTGAGAACTCGCAGCACGCTTCACGGATCGGGCTGTTACGTGGCGGTAGACTTTACGCCAAGTCTAACTTAACGACAGAAACCGCCAGTCTGATCTATGGCTTGCACTTGCTCCGGGCTAAGAAAGCGTTTCTAGCGCGAGTTTTTAACGTAAGTTACGCAACAGTCGATAACATATGCCTTAAGCGTACATGGCACAAGAAGATCCTAGCCTACTGCATGAAGTACAAAAGGTTTAGGCCAAGGCCCGTCGTTAACACAGTACCTCAACGGACTGATGTCCTAGATTTATGCGCCTAACTAAGAAAAACTTATTATTAGCATTGTGCTGTGGTTCAGTTACTTGCACTAGAATCAATCTGTCGGTTAAGATTTTTCTTTTAGGAATATCCGAGTTGTGCGATATTAGGGACGTCAGGTTAGTTAGTCGATTAGCTCCCTAGTCATGACGATTCAATCTCTCAGCTAGGGAGCAAGGCTAACGACTCCTGACCCTAAATCGACTGACTATGAAAACAACGGAAACAACAGCAACGGCAAGCTACCAAGGCAACTTGGTATGTGGGTATCTCATCAGCAACCAGGGCTACGCCAAACGTAATCGCAATCGTACGGTGTATCGATGGTCCCGATTTGTGGAGGAAGACGCCCAAAATTGGGGCGTTTGCATGGTGCGCGGAGAGTACGTTACACAAGCAAATGCAATCAGAGCGGCTAAACGCGCTGGCTGTAATGTTAATGGCTAAATAGGTCTAAAGCAAACGACGAAACAACCGATATACCTGCTATGAACTCACAAACTCTCTATTCGAACTCTCAACTCTCTCGCATGCTGTCCGATGGTGCAAAGCTTGCCGCGATTGACGCTGTAACTCTGCTAGAATCTGGTTTCAATGTAGCCGCGAAAGCTATGGTTAAAGACTACGGCCTGACCTACTTAGACCTCGTGTTCGCCGGCCAGAAGCTGAACAATTGCGAGCACGTTTGCAAGGCAGAAGCTTTGGAACTGTTGGATTTACTCAGTACCGAAAAGGCAAGACTGCTAGCGCTGCGGTCGGCGCAAAACCGAGCTTACTCGCAAGCCTGATCGGTCATTTCGAACCCCTTGGGACGGCCTAAGGGTTTCCATAATGCCTAATCACGGGCAGAAAGTTCGAGGCGAAGCCAGCAGGCTGAGAGCTCAACAAACAAAACAAACAGAGACATGAAAAACGCTCACATCATAGAATGCCGATATCTCCCGGCAACTAACTTTAAATCTAGTCGCGTAAAGCTTACGTCACTTCGTTCGCTAGATCCACAATGCCCCGCTGAATATCGCAATGATTCGATTGTTGAATCCTTTGGCAATTACGGGCAGACTTACGAGCAAGGTGAGGCAATGCTTACCGCCATGGGCTACACCATTCTCGCGCAAGGTGAGGCCGCAAACGCGACTATCTTTGCCGTTAAGGAGTTCGCTAGGCTCAAGGTCGCTCACTCCGCGCACAAATCTCTGCGGATGCGCAAAGCATGGGAGGCAGCAAAGTCATGAGCACACAGCACACAACTAAGCTTAATGATTTAGCCTTGGGTCATTCGTTTTGGTATGACCCGGCAGTGGCTCAAAACGACCCTTCAAATCCGGCTAGCCTTTGGGTTTGCTCGTTGCGCGGAATGAACGATTCAGTTGTTTGCTGGGCTGAGGCAGAGACTCCCGATTTAGCGCGGTCTAGAGCAAGAACTATTACTGATAGTCTAAATCATACAAACTCCGAGCTAAAGAAGCTGGCTAGGGTTCAAGAACAGAATTCTAATTTACTAGCGGCGCTTAAGGAGTTCACCTTGCGATTCGAAGCACTAGAGGAGAAAGAAGCCAAGGGACATAATCTTAACTGGAGAGAGATAACCGCTAACGGTTCGTATGACTCAGCCAAGCGAGCCATAGCCAAAGCAACGGGAGGATCAAACGCATAGGACAAGCCAAGACAACGTGGCTCTATACCGATCTAGACTTCCTGCGCCAAGGTACAGAGTTCACTCCCGTTGTTCGTTCACGGCCAAGCCTTAATTAGCATCCTACGGATAGAAAAGATTGTGCCAAACAAAGAACAAACCCGATGGTGAAAAACTCTGCGCCGGTGTCAAGTTTAAGCCTAACTGTACTGGTCCAATAAACCTTCAAGTGTACTGGAGTACAGTAGGACTACTTGACAGTAATGTCCTAGGTAAAGCCGCCCCCTTAGCCTTAGCTGGCAAGGGGGATTGGGCGTCGTCAGAGTTAGCTGTTAGCGTTTGTTGTTTACTGAGCAGATTGAACCCCGGTGCGCACTCTGCGCCGCAAGCTGAGTCTCTGAGAGACTCAGGCCGGTCTTCTGATCTGTAAAAACTGCTAGGAAAACGACAGGAAAAACATCGGCAGCGAATTTCAGAAACCAATTAGGATCTCCCAATGAAATGCGAAAATTGCTCAAAAGAGCTCACTGAACACACCGCCCAATGGCGTGCCGATCTTTGCCCGGATTGCGCGAATAAGCGCTTGCTTGAAAACGCGATGTTTATGCTGGATAATCGCGAAAAGGTGGAAGCCCTAACCGACCGCGAGCTTTCAGACCTAGTCATAGACAAGATTTGGGGCCAAAAGGTCGGTTGGTGCTCCGCTGAAGATTGGCTCTTGGACGAGTTCATCCAGCGTTTCGACAAGGCCAAAGGCATAATTCGAGACACAGAGGAGTCCGCGCCATGACCACCGAACCGCGCTACAAGCGCTTCCTAGCCTTCTGGACTGACCTGGCATACCTGGGGCTATGGGTATGCTGACTTTGTGCGTCCTAGGCCTGCTGTTGGCCTATTCCCTAGCGTCTGGACTTCGCTGGCTAACCGGACTATTCCAAAACCTTTGATTTTATGGGTACACCCTGCAAAACTCAGATCTACGACGAAGACAATAATCTGCTCCTTTCGTTCTATCGACAATCGGACGGCTATCCCCATTGCCACGGCAAAGAACTTATGGCCTTTTGCGCCGGGTACAAGATCGTAAATGGCCTAAGGGAGAGTGATCCAAAGAAAGTCGCGAACGGTATGGGCGACTTCGCAGCACAATGCCTCATGCATTTTAAGATGAGATCCTATGTAGGTCAAATCTACGTCCTATCTCAAAAAACCATCGATGAGTGGCATTCTGATTTCACTTACTCAGTCCTATTTTGCGAGGGCCAATTGATCGTCGAAATGAAACCGGACAACGAATAATGAACCACCGATTCGAAATAGATTACCAGCTATCGGAGCGCGACAATGGGCGCTACGATTCACAAGAAAATGGCGGGGGCGAAACCGAGGAAGAACTCGGGACCCCCGTGCCGCTCGGTCCTTTCCTTTGGGTTTTCGTCTTTGGCCTAGCCTGTGGCTCCGCGCTCACGCTTGGCGTTCTCTTTGTTACTCACCAATAAAATGAGCAGAAAATCGCTGAATCAGGAGAAATTGAAAGAGGTTCTGCAATACAGTCCAGAAACAGGCGTATTCACATGGAAAAAAACACGCTGCCGAAGGCTTAAGGTTGGGCAGATAGCAGGCTCTAGTTCAGGTAACTGGGGCTACCGACACATATTTATTGGAAGATATTATTACTCCGCACATCGCCTTGCGTGGCTATACGTTAACGGCACATGGCCTCTAGATGAAATCGACCACATAAACGGCCTACGGGACGATAATCGTATTCTTAACCTAAGAAGTGTTACAAAAGCCCAAAACATGCAGAATAAAATGCATGACGCTAAAGGCGCTCACTGTGATCGGGGAAGGTGGGCTTCAATGATCACAGTAAATAAAAAAAGAATACCGCTTGGCCGTTTCGACACGAAAGAAGAAGCGACCGCAGCTTACATTTTAGCCAAAAAAAAATTCATCCTTTTTTCAGCCAACAAAATATAAAAACATGAAACAAGTAACGTTCCGTATTCGTAAATCAAAAGATGGCCAATTTTGGTTTGCTGTTCTCGCTGCCAATAACAAAACGCTTTGCAGCTCCGAAACCTATCACCGGATTCAGGGCGTACACAAAGCGCTTAAGTCTCTCATCCTTGGGCTACAGCTTAGCCATGTTAGCATCCAACGTCCCGATGACAAGAAACCATCGGAAATATGCACACTCGACCTAAACAAGTTTCTCAAATGAAACGCCCAAACGTTCAAAAACTACAAGCGATGGTTGACGACTTCAACGCACGCTTCCCCGTGGGCACTGCCGTAGTGAGGTACGCGCTAATTGACCCGCTAGAAATGCCAACAACGACAGCCACAACAACACCCGCATGGGTGATGGGCGGACACTCTGCAATGGTTACCGTTCGAGGATTTCCTGGCGGACAGTCACTCGAAGCAATCCGCGTTTTATAAATAGCCATGAAAAGGCTAAACCTAGTCCTTATGGGAATGTCGCTGTGCTTTGGTGCCGCGATTTTTGTCTACACCTGGTCTGTCGCACGCGAGTCTCGTGTTATCGTATCCGAACTGGAGAGTGATTTTAAATGAAGAGAGATCGCTACGAGCCAAACCAAAACAAGCTCGGGACCGTACCTATTGGCAATGGTCTTGAGCTATTGCTAGATCGCGCCACGTGCCAGCAGTTGGGTTTGGCGCTTCCAGTAAAAAACCAAAAATTCAAGATAAGCAAAATACCGCTCAAGAAAAAGCGGGCGTGGCTGAAATCTCTTTAATTTCCATGAATTTAAAAAACCGATTGCTGTCTTACCTTGGAAACGGAGGACTGTTTAATCCAGAGCTAATGGAGCACGATAAGGTAAGGGACTTAATGTTGGATGTTCTTAACGAAATTCGTGCTAATGAAATTGAAGAATCATCCAAGTTTGAGAGCCCATTCGACCAATTGACGGACGTGCTTACGCGCTTTAAAATTCCATATTTTGTTGAGGAAAAACCCAGCACAACAATAATTCACATTGATGGAATGGTACTTAAGTTCTATCCAAATGGCCACCCTGTGGAAACCTGAATCATAAGCTGAAACATCTATTTTGAGGACGCTTAATCTTTGGAATACCTAAAACAGCTTGACTCGATCGCACGATCAAACATAAGTGATTCTAACAGGTAAACGAAACACAACTATATGAACAAACAGGCCAAACAACCAGACTGGGACGAAGTAGCGGCGCATGAAGCGGGGAAAGGCGGAGATACTACGCAATGCTTTTTTTGTGATAGCGTGCTGAACGTCGATGACCTAGCAGGCGCTCCCGAAGGATCTAGCCAAACGATTCGAGACATGTATTCGGTACGCCCTCGGTGCATGTCCTGCGACTTGGACATCCGCATGCGCCTGAACGCGTCTATGATGAAATACATCGAAAGCGTGTTCGCTCACACTCCAAAGACCGAAGTACGATCTGAGGACGAGAAACGCTGCTTAGACGAAGTTTACGCAACGCAAGACCAAGAAGCTTTGAGCGCGGTAGACATCGACAAGCTCCATGAGGAACGCGGGGAAGCTAGAGTGCACGGCACCCGCTCAAACAATTTTCACGATTAATAATCCTATGAAAACATACCGAAGTTCGAAGCGATTTACATTCGCAGTCATATCCACACTGCTCCTCAATTGTCATCTGATCAAAGCGGCAGCATACTTTGACCCATTGGCTGGCTACATTCCCATTCCAAGCATCCATCCTATTTGCGGCGAAACGCCTTGCGTGTGGGAACCGATGGGCTGTGAACCATGCTCGCCAGATTGTGTGATTCCAGATGGAACCGTTTGCCGGAGTCCAAAATGACCACACAACAATGGATCCCCTTGAGCGGCCCGGGCAGCAGGTTGCCGACTGAGGAGGACGCGTCCGACAGCGAGCGCGTTTACGTTTATGACGATCGCAGCCTAACGAAAGACATGTTTTATTGGCGTGACGTTAAGAACGGCTGGACTCACTGGGCACCGATCCCGAAGGCCCCGCCGTTGCCTAAGCCGGTCGAGCTGAGTCAGGAGGAGAAGGACGAGAATGTTGCCACGGGAATAAGGCTCGACCGCGCGTACTATACCGGAGTTGAGGACATTAAGGCAGGCATCCACTACGGACGCGCAGATGGCCGCAAGCAGCTCGCTGCGGAATGCTTGGGGTTGTTTTCTGTGAGCGCTTCATTACCCCAAATAGAGAACCGATTCAGGATTGGAAATTATAGCATTTTCGCAGATCAGATTAAGCGTCTAAACGAACTGCTCACGGAGGCGGCGCGAACATGAGCCACAAACTAAAAGCAGCAGACGAGCTCGCAAATCAGGCTGCGAACGTAATCAGGAAGCTTTCCGCATATCAGCTCGAAACAAGGGACCTCGGCGAGCTGGTAATTGCGAGAGACGCCTACACCGCTGAGCGCGCCAAGTCAGAAGTAAAGCGGCCCGAGGCGAAAACTTCTGCGGGGGGCCGCGATCTTATCCAAGAAATTTGGGACCAAGAGAAGCGCGCCGAGAAAGCCGAGCAGGCCCTAATCTTTTTCGTTGCGGACCACGACGAGCAGCTCAAGCAGGCCCGCGAAGGTCGGGCCGTTGCTCAGGAGCTAGCCGAAACTCTGACGCAGCAAAATAAAGCGCTGCGGGATGCGCTGGAGGGGGCGCGAGCGAGTATTAAAATATTAGGCTCTCAACTTCATTTAGTTTCCGAGTTAGCGCTCGAACACTTCGAGGAATCAAACCAAGAAAGAGAGTCTGAATGGTTTGGCGCGATAGCCAACACCGCCAACTTTGCCCGCACTCTATACGAAGACCCGGCCCTAGCCGCCATCACCGCCGCGTTAAGCGCTCAAGCTTCCAGCGCAACCGCGCGGACGGAGGTTTCAGCGCGAGAACTGATCGATTACATGATCAAGCGACATATTCAGATATTCGGCGACAGCCCTAACGCTCAAAGCAAAATCAAAGATGCAGCGTACCAAGCCAGTGACCTCCTAAGCGTAATGCAAGCAGAGCGCGCCCCCACAGAGCCAGTCTTGCCGGAACCGCTTTGCCAAAAATGTGGCATCGGCTTCATTCTGCCTTCAGGGGCGTGCGATCACTGCGACCAGAAGCGCTAAACTGGGAGAAACTATGACTAACCCCGACCGCAAATACATTTGGCTTAACCTCATCGCGCTGATAACCCTAATCCGTAAAAAATGAAACCCTACGCCTACCCATTGTTTTTCTTGTCTGGCGCCGCTAGCATGTTCGGAGCATCCGCGAACGCTACGGTTGGTCAGTCGGTGGCATTCTCGGTTACGGCATCGGGTACTGCTCCTTTTACGTATACCTGGCGTAAAGCAGGGATAACTATCGCCGGAGCTACGGCAAACCCCTACGTGATTGCAAGTGCAGCCCTAGCTGATGCTGGAGATTATTCGGCGGTCGTCCTTAACTCGGCAGGATCTACCATTTCAGATATTGCTACACTTACGGTTACTGCCGCGACTACTCCTCCGCCTGCCTATGCGCCCGATTTTTCGAAATCGTATGCCGAGGCGGGACTCACCGGAAACTACGATCCTCCTGTGGGAAAGTGGCAAAATGGCTTCGCTATCATTCCGATAAAGAAGTCTCGCGATCCTGGCAATCACTTCTCCGACGCGACTGGAATCTACATCATTGGACCAGGCGAGGCGGGAGTCTACGAAATCCGGATGACGTTGCGCGCAGTCGATAATCCTCCTCCCAACGTCTCTGTAGGTCTCACGTCGGGCGTGAATAACCTAGACGACAAGACCGGCTGGGCCGTAACGCCTCCTCCTTCGAGTAATTACATTCACTGGGGCCTTGAGCACGTAAACACACGCACCCTTACAGACGGCGCTCAGATTCGATGCAACGTGTTCGTGGCGGCCCCTATCACCATTCAAAGTTTTGATGTCGTTATCCGCCGACTCTACTGATATGAACACTCAAGAGGAATGGAGGCCAGCTATTGGACACTATGGATACGAAGTATCAAGCCATGGAAACATTCGGTCAATTGATAGATTGATAGCCGACGTAAACGGAAAAAGAATTCGTTTTAGAAAAGGAGTTTTACTAAAACCAAAGATTAGTACAACAGGGTGTTTATGTGTGTATTTAGGTAGACATTTTAATAATGCAAAAGTACACCGAGTAGTGTGCCGTACATTTATAGGTCTAAGTGACAACCAAGAAGTTGACCACATCGATAGGAACAGGAAGAATAATCGCGCCTCAAATCTGAGGCCATGTACTAGCACCCAAAACCATACTAATACACTAAAACAATCTAATAACAAAAGTGGATACAAGGGTGTATGTTGGGATAAAAAAAGAGGTAAATGGTTAAGCCAAATTGCTTTTCAAAAAAAACACTTCCATTTAGGAAGGTACGATAGAATAGAAGACGCCGCACGCGCATACGATTCAGCTGCAACAAAATACTTTGGTGAATTTGCTCGCCTTAACTTTCCAAAACCATGAACGCAGCCTACATAGAAGAATCAGCGCTTAAGGCGTGGCGTGCTCAGTTCAATAAAAGCAAAAGCAAAATTAATAAAAAGGAATCGTCGCTTCCTCCGTACACACCCGAAGAGCTTATTAAAACCCCTTTGGTTTATTCAAAACCCGCCAAGAAACGCCAATACCCAGAATCGGCTATAGCCACCGGACTAGTTCGCTGGTTTTCTTTTGCCCATAAAGGCATGGGCTTACCTTCAGATCACTTGCTTATTCATTGTAAGAACGAAAGCAAGCAGAGCGCGATTGCTGGATCACGCATGAAGGCTCAAGGGGTAAGAAAAGGTTGCGCCGATTATTTGCTGCTTGTGCCGCGAGGCAAGTCCCACGGATTAGCGCTTGAATTAAAAGCTCCGGGCAAGAAACCTTCTCCAGAGCAGAAGGAATGGCTAGCGCTTGTCTCTGGTCAAGGGTATTATGTGGCAGTATGTGATTCGCTTCCGACCGCCATGGACTGCATTCAATCTTATTTACGACAAACATGACACAACCAATATCTGGAATACGCATGGTGGCAATGAACTCCGAGCAAGGTAAGCTTGCTCAGTCTAGTCCTATGGCCGCGAAAAATATGCGAGCTAGAAAATATTCTCTGGAACTTTTGAATCTAGCCGCAGCTCGGGCCAAAGAGATAGGACTACAGGCTGCATCCGAGGAGACCGGAGTAGGGGCAGAAAGTTTGAAGAAGCATCTGTTCGTGACGAAGATAGAGAAGCAGAATCAAGGCCAGCTCGTGCTCATGCGCAAGGGTAAGGCCAATGGGGCTAAATACTCATTGGAACTTAAACGTGAGGTTGTGCGCCGGGCGCACGAATTAGCGAAGCAAACGGGGCTACCCATCCGAAAGGCCTATAAAAATATCGGCGGTCTCATGGGCGTTAACGGCACGTCGATTCAAGCCTCTTATGTTCGCGGACTTTTCACTCTATGAAACTAACAGAAAACGACGCGGCAGAAATCGAAAAGTTCAGGCTCTATCTGACCGCAATAGCTCGCTGGGACAATGCCCATGACTACTTGCCGGACTTTGCCCCGATCACCGACATGGAACGCATGACCTACATGAAAACTAGGATAAAGGCGCACGCCGACATTTATGATCAGATCTACGGAGAACGCCCATGAGTCAACCAATCACACAGGAGCATGCCCTGGCCCAATCGTTCGCGCCCGATGAGAGTCTTTCGCTTACTCCGATTCAGCCACCAATTGTTAAGCCTAAGCGTAAGGCTACGCACAAACATCGTCGTAGGTTTATTGGTGCAATTACCGTGCGCGACTTTAACGGAGAGAAGTACCGTGTTGCCAACTCGGCAGAAGCCGCGCAGGCTCAACGTCAGTTACTCGCTAGCAAGGTATCGACCGTCTTTGAGAACAACCTTGATATGGTTATCAGGATGGGTATTCCCTTAGACGCAAAGAGCGTGGCAGATTTGGCGAAAGCCGCAAATACAATTTCCGAAATGTTATCAGCTGCGCACAAGGGCGAGCCTGATCCAGCTCCGACTACTGGCATGAGCCAAGTAGGCCAGCTAGCTTCTCAGATGCTTCAGGGCGCGATGTCTGGCGTCATGCAGGGCGCTCAGATGACAATGGAGGAACGTCTTGCCAGGATCAGCCAGCTTGGAAAGCGGCAGGAGAAAGCGCTAGAGAAGGCAGGGGAGCGAATGACCAAGCAAGCAGCCAAGGCAGAAGTAATCGTAGAACCAGAACAAACAACAGAATGAATACGCCGTCCGACAGAAGCAATTGGGCTATTGAAATACTCTCCCCGCACTTAGAATCCTATTCAAAAAGCAACAAAAACGCATACTACTTCGCCGAGGCAATAAAATTATTAATCGCAGACGCCAAGCGATTAAACTGGCTTGAATCAGGTCCTATTATACCCATTGATTGCTCGCAAGAAAAAGGCGTTGAACCAGAGTTTCAAAAACGCGCAAGAATCACAAGAGAGTCGATAGACAAGGCAATGAATTCCTATGAATAAACAAAAAACTATCTGTTGCTGCGGATCTGAAATGTGGACTTGCGGAACAACCGGCTGCAAGTCTATGCCTGACGACACTGGACCGCCCGATATCGTAAGTAAATACGGATTTAGCGTAGAGGATTGCCTTGCCTACGCTGACAGAGAGAAAAATAACAGCGTCCAGGACCCGGGTCTATCGATCGAGGATAAAACAATTTTCGTTTTGGCCGATGAGGTAATTGAACTGCGCAAGCTCGTCAATCGTTTCAAAAACAATAACCGATACCAACGCGGATACTCGGATGGTGAGGCGTCCAAGCTTGGACCAGGTTGGGTTCCTTCTTACAACGATCCAGACAACGCTTCTTGCGCACCCATAGCCGAACCTATCGACCAAGAAAACCCCGTAGCTCCATGGATGCGAATAGCGGCGGATGATATCGTTAACCTTACGCTAAGCACCGACCCGATCATGCCGGATGACATCGAGGAAATGATCAATGTCGCTTCCAGCATAATCGCTGAGGTATGCCCAATTAAATAACCCCATGTACTCCCCCCTAGAACAAGATCTCTCAATTCTTGTGCGAAGATTGGCTAATTGCCTATCTCGCAATCACGCACTCCGCATCTCTTCCCTTTCATTCCTTGACCGAAAGGGGTTGAATGGAGATTTCATGAGAAGGCATAGTGAAAGACGGTTAACTGCTGAATCCAAAGGATGGGTATTCAAGAAAAATAAATCGGGCACATTTACAGCACGAAAAAAACGTTCCGATCACTGGGTTAAAATAGGCCCAAAAGATATTTTAGAATTGATTGAAGACATAGAGATAAGCGATCGAGAACTAGAACAAACCCAATGACTAATAAGGATTTCATGGAAATAGAGCGAGCAGCAGCTAGGGGCGAAGGAATTACCTATTCCAAAACCCTCCTGGTGATAGCGCACGCCCGCGAGCTACAGCAGAAGGTATTCTGCGGAGACATGCTCGCCAAAGCTATCCAAGAATATCTTATCGATAAGGATTCAGAAACGATTCCTGAAAAGCTTGTCGTGTGGTTCCATAACTACACCCAAAATAAACCTGTCACTAAACTTCCAGGAGTGGAAGCCGAAGCTCAGCCATGACAACTACAGAACAGCTAGAAATAGCACTTAAAGCTATCCAAGAAAAAGGGGATAAGTTTGCCGCGCTGATGCCGGATCGCTTCGAGTTCGATGTGGAGACCAAGCACCACAACGATAGAAACCACGCACTTATTGAGAGGCTCAAGAGCGTTCTAGATTCCAAGGGTTATTGCAGCTACGAATCATGGAACAAAGAGTACGACACGAAGCGCTATACATTTTTTAAACCCCCTGGATTAGCACCTTACTAATCCCAATCTAGCATTCGTTAATGCAAAATCACCGAATAGCTTGATGGCCGAAGCATCGTAAGCCAACGCAGCATCTTCTTTATAAGAGAAATAGCCAAGACTAACGTGCTTTCCATTGCAGCATATACGAGCCATCCACTTTCTCCTACCATCATTCCAACATACTCCCTTAAGTCCGCTGGAACTATCGTTATGCTTCTTTTGATTGGACGCATTTTCAGAACGGGAACAAACCCTAAGATTGGAAATTAAATTATTTCTCTTATCGCCGTTTGCATGGTCCACATGATTTCCATTCAAAGGTCCTATAAACGCCTCGACTATAAGTCTGTGAACTAGGTGCGTTACTCCTTTTAGTGCAACCTGATAATATCCGTGGTTGCCCAAAACTAGTTTCATTAGTTTGCCTCTTATAAAATGCCGACTTCCATTTTTGTAATTAACCCACCTATCTAACGATCTAACGCGGCCCCAGCTGCTAACCTGATGCTCCTTATGGCTAAAAATCGGACGCCATTCTTCGACTTCATTTTCCATAAAAAATAATTATGCACCGGAATTGCACCAGTCAAGTTCACGTTTTACAAACCGCACTTTTTACAAGCCCCCAGGGAGAGCGCCTTACTAACCATGAATAAGTTTATCCAGCCATACATCGACGACTACCTAGCAGCCTGGGAGCGGTTCAGGAACGCCAGAGGACTCGTCGTTCTAGTGGAATGCTGGCGAGTGGGGGCTACTTATCGTCAGCTTGTTTTTGTGCGCCGCGTTTATGAGCAGGTGTCGGGACGAAACTAAGCTTGACCTCCTTTAGGATCTCGGCACAAGCTGGCCACCGAGTTGTTCTAGTTTTAGAGTTTCTGTTCTTTCGTCGCATAATCGCCGCCCACCTAGAGTTCAGCTACGATGCCGGTTGGCCGCTGTTGATTTGTACTCGCCAGCCCGGTCGGCGTTAATCGTAGCAACCGGTAACCCCTGATCCGCGCATAACGGTCAGGGGTTTTTCTTTGGCCTAAACTCGGGGCAGATCTTTAGCTCCAGAGCACAAGATTTCTCTCGCGATCATAGCAAGTCGCCCCTGAAATCTCCGGTCAGCTTCTGCCTTAATCTTGGCGTTAACTGAGGCGGGGACACGCGCAGAGATCTGAACGGTTTTTTCCTTCTTGGGTTTAGCGGGCGTTCTCATGTCTGGATAGCCTCAGTCGGCATCAACCTTAAACTTTTGTTGGTCTTGGCGAACTGGCCGAACAGTCTGAGTGCTGCATCATCGTAGGCTCGGGCGGCTTCCTCGGCCGTGTCGAAGTAGCCGCGAAAAATCGTTTTTCCGTTGAATTTTATGGCAGCCTTCCATTTACCATGGTACTTAGACCAGCAAACGCCTTTGAAACCGGATGTATTTGCTTTTAGCATTTTCATGTTCCAATGATTCTGCAAATTCGAGCAAACCCGCAGATTGGAAAGCAAGTTGTTGGTTCTATTGCCGTCTGCGTGGTCAATATGCTGATCCTTCGTGAGACCAAGAAAAGCAAAACCGACCAGCCGGTGAACCTTGCGCGGTTTGTTACTAGGCAATATTACATAGTTATATCCATCCGAATCTAAACCAGGTCTCAAAATCTTCCCCTTGTAAAAGCGTCTTCCATTACCTCCTTCTACCCATCGATCCAACGACCTAACTCGGCCTAGATTTGAAACCTCGTAACCTTCGTGGCCTAAAATCGGGAGCCATATTTCTTGAATTATGCTTTGCATATTTAAGACTCAATTGTTGGTTCATAATCTTCTCCATATTTTCCAAACGAAGCAGCAACAGCATTCCTTGCCGTTAATTTTTGTGGATTTCCCATTTTACCGTTCCCCAAAAGGGGCCTAAGTTCAGGGCTTACCCTAAGCCAGTAAGTTTTGAACGACATATCAGGTTCTGGCGTAGAGTTTATCACTTTAACCATCACGATTGGATCATCACCGGTAACCTCTTTACGGTATAGTGTGCCGTAATCGTCCTCCTGCGTAGCGACCGCTCCGGAATCTAGGATATAATCAGCAATACCGGACCTGTACATGTCGATCATCACGCGCCGAATCTCCATGTTTTGTTCGGCGTCAATCTTAGCGATTGTGATATCCTGTTTTCGTTCTATGATCCAAGCCGGTAGCCGTACTCCGTGAACTGAATAAAGCGCACTCCCATCGCGCCAGCGGCAGAACGGTCCAGTATCGCAATGAGGACGATTCCGTTCATCCACAAGCAATACTTCAGGACGATCAGAGATCATGCAAAATTCGGGGTGCATGATCCGAGGTCCACTATGTTCCGTCAGCGTCTCCCAGTGCTGCCATTTTGAATAGTCGATCGGCAACTTAACGACATGTCTAAAAAAGCTCAAAAATCCGGCCCACGCGCTCCAATGATTTCCGCCACTCCACATACGCCATACGTTTATGGCGCATTGGAGTCCGAAATTACCCAGCCTAAGCTTCGCGGCGGTTTCGGATTGTTTTTCTTTCAGCACATACCATCTTGAAAGATCGCTGGTCGCAGCGTCGGTCGCAGCGTAGGTCGCAGCGTAGGTCGCATCGCGGGTCGCAGCGTAGGTCGCATCGCGGGTCGCAGCGTAGGTCGCATCGCTGGTCACATCGCGGGTCGCAGCGCTGGTCGCAGCGTCG